AATTTAGAGTTAATTGAAATTAAACCGTCTGGTGCTGTCAGTTCTAAGTTTTTAGCATTCAAAACGATATCACAATTGTTAGAAGTGACAACAAAGAAGTTGCCGAATTCATTCTTTACAAAAGTGAAATCTTCTCTATAGAGAAAACGATAAAGATGAATTACATTGTGAATGAGTTGACCGATTTTCTTAAACATGAATATTCTCCTTGATTTGAAATTATGCAAACGTATCTAAACTACATTGATATGCTTTGTCAGTACATGACAGTCTATCACCTTTACGGATCACAGATCTTCCATTAACATAGTAAGTTCGAGATCCCATTAAAGCAATAGGAACGTGGCAGCCTCTGTGGCAATGAAGAAAGAACCTATCTCCGGTTCGAACAACTCCTCTTCCATTAACAAAAGTATCAGACGAACCGGATATAGCGGGAGTAGGATTAAAACCTGCGTGCCCTGCAGTAAAATCACCTCTTCGAACAATTCCTTTACTCATTAATACATTTCCTCAAAATTGATTCAAATGGTTGTTCCTTTATCAGTCATCTTCAATATCTAAGCCTGTTTTAAGCTTGTATTGTGCTTTGTACATTTCAAACAGCTTATCACCTACGTAACAGTTTGTATCTGAGAATAGGTCACTAGCAAGCCATTCAAAATAGTCAAGATCTTCTAACAGAATTTGTTTTAGGGTCTTTCCTTTAAACTTTCCCATAGGCATTGAGAAGAAGAATTCAAGAGTTATAGGAGAATTTATCTTCTCCTTGTAACCTTGTGCATATTCAAAGACAAATCCAGACTTGTTAAACAACCAATCAATGTAGAATGGGTCTTTAAGTTTAACAGCTAAAGGTCTTTGATTTTTGTACTTTCCAAACTGAAAGGAATAGCTAGAGTTGACAAGAATCTTCTTCTTGTCTTTTGACTCTTTGTCTATCTCTTTCAGTTCTGAGAGAAAAAACTCCGCATACGACTCATCTTTCATAACTCCTTTCCTTGTTTAAATGAATGTAGAATACACTTAATCAATATATACTTGTATAAGTCTTTGTTTAGTTTAAGGTCAAAAAAGAAAGACTGTAAACAGTCTTTCTTTTAATGCAGAGTTTAGTTGACTACGCCTTGTTTACGGATAAACTCCATATAAGGAAGTTCTAGATTAAGAAGACCTCCTTCGTTTTCTTTCTTGTCAAACATGTAAGATTCTAAGTTGTAGATAACACAAGCAATCTCTTTAGGAATGCGAATAAAAGAGTTTTGACATGCCGGATGCTGATGAATCTCAACACACTTACGTGAGAACTTAATAGTGGTTAGCTTGAATTCATTTTGACGTTCAAGATTTATAGGAAGGATAGCTTCTTCAATTGAGTCATCAATGTCTACACTAGTTGAAAGAGCTTTTACATTCTTGCTAGTAGGAATTCTAGCTTTACCAAACGTCATTTCATGAGAGTAAACAATAGTTGGATGACCTACATACTCTGCTAAGTCTAATACTTTCTGCAGGGAAAGTATGCCTGCAAAATGATCTTTTAAGAATGCATGAGTATAGGTAGCTAAATGCTTTTCATCAGCATACGTGGGAATTGACTTAGGGAGTTGAATGTTAGAGTCAATTTTAGTTTCAAGAACTTCTACTTTAGCATTGCTTTCATTGAGAGCTTTAAAATTATTAGCTGCTTCAATTTCAAAAGCTTTAGCTTTCTTGTTTGCTTCAATCTTTCCTTTCTTAGCAGCAATAAATGCTTCGCCTATTCGAACGTCGTACTCATCTTGATCTTCACCGGGAAGGCGGTAGAATGGAGTTCCTAAAGAATTAGCCTTTTCCATAAAGACATCAACTACATGGTCGGTGAATTCCTTAGCAAAAGTAGTCTTAGCTTTAAGAGTCCATTTAACTACTTCACGATCCTTAAGCCATATGCTCCTGCCAAGACTTCCAGTATCAGGAATTTCTAGAGTTTCGCAAAGATTCTTTTGAAAATCATCAAGATTCGGCATACCCCCCCCTAGGGGGGGGTATGCTAAAATGTCAACTAATTTCACAGTTTTGATTTCATATGTATGACGACTTTTTTCGTCTTGCTGAATTTGCAAGAACGCAGCATATTGTTTGCAATTAGTATAGCGAACGTTATCAACGAAGATAGACGTAACTGCGTAAGTTTGGTTGTCTATGATTAGCGATGGTTGGATTGTGAGTTGTGACATGTGCGAGATTCCTTTTACAAAACAATGGGTTTCGTTTTAGTCGTATATACAACTAAAACGAAGGTTTAAAAGTCTTAGAAGCCATCTTCTAAGACATCAAATAAATATATGTTTGAAACAGATATTGTTCCCTTGACACCATAACGATGTCAAGGGAATACTAATCATTCTTCTAAAGAAGAAGACTCAATCATGTCAAGAAGTTCTTTCTCAGAAATAACAGAAATACCTAATGAGTTAGCTTTTCTTGTCTTGTTACTAGCTGAATCATCAGTATTGCAAACAAGGTAGTTAACTTCTTTAGAGATAGATGAGAGAACAGTGTGACCTTTCTCTTCAAGATAATTGATTAAACCTGAACGATTTCCTTCAAAGTTAACACTGCCTGTAATGACAAACTTTAAGCTAGACTGTTTGAAATACTTGATTTCACGAACGTTTAAATTGGTATAGAAATAGTCTAAGATAGTTAGCATTTCTTCAGATTCAAACATCTTTAGAAACGAATCAATTGAGTTCTCTTTGATTTTAGGAATGTTAAGGTCTAACAAGAAACTTCTCATATTTTCTTGTTCGAGAAGCTCAGTCATAGAAACATGCTTTAGGATAGCTTTAGCTTTCTCTTTACCTATTCCTTCAAGCTTTAAAGCATGAATTATCTCATAGTCAAAACGATTAGAGAACTTAGCGATTGCATTTAGTAGGTTATCTGCTTTAGTGTCAGCAAAACCTTCAAACTCTTTAGCTTTGTTAAAGTCAATCTTCATAAACTCTTCAAAGCTATGAATACCGCTTTTAACAATAGCCTCAATGGTAGATACTGAAATTCCATTGATATTGAATCCTTCAAACAGACTTAAGAATGTACCTATGATGTTTCCTTCACATTTCTCATTCTTACAATAAGCATAAATCTGCTCACCTTTTCGGTTGATAGGTTTGACAAGCTTACTGTTACATAAAGGACAATGATCTATTTCTTTGAAAGGTGTTATAGCTTGATTTTCTTCAATGTCTAAAGGAGCAATATAACCTAAGCATTCATCTAACAGAGAAAACATAACTGTAGTATTCTTTCCTAGCTTAAGATCTCTAAACCTTTTAAAGTTAAACAACTGTACACGCTGATAAGTGTTACCTTTCATAATGACAGGTTCAAAGACAGCACATGGAGTAATCCTGCCTGAATTGTAACCAAAGTCGTATTCAACTCTCTTGATAGTAGTAAGAGCTTCTTCATCAGGAAATTTTAAAGCTTTGCTAAAGTTAGGAATAGGTAATCCAGATGTGTCTGCATAATCAAGAATATCAATAAACTTCTGATCATAGAAAGACAATACAATTCCATCAATCATAGTATCAAATGAGAATTTCTTATCTAACGCATAGTCATGAAACTCTTTGATCATGTTGATCATTTCATCAACGTTATCATAATTGTTAGCATCGAGAACAACTATTTCTTGTTCAATGAATAAAGGATTGATTGTAGGCAATAATTCAATTAACTCTACTGCATCAGAACGTTTCATTCCTTTAGATTTAACATCTAAAGGAACAAACCGAAGATACTTACTTAACTTAGCATAATCATCTGAACTAACAATTCCACCTACCATTGATCTAGGATTCTGATAAGCTAAACCATCTTTCTCTACAGCTTGGTTGAACAGTTTCCACGGAACTACCACTTCAACTTTGATTTCGACTGTTTCGTCTTTCCACTTAGGAGGAAGATCTAAACTAGTTAACTCCATTGAATGAATTACATCTAAGAATGGCATTCCATAAGTTCCATCACCACGAGTAATAGCTTGAATCAATGTATGAGACGAATCTAAGATGAGATTTCCTGAATTGCCATCTTGTTTTAATGACATATCAAGAGAAGCTTTGTTTACTTTTAACTTACTGAAAGAGTCTTTAACCCATTTATCAACATCTCCTAACTTCAAGTTAAGTAATGTACACATAAACTGGTTTGATTGATGCTTAACTTTTCGTTCCTTTCTAGAAACTTGTTTAGATTGCTGTTTAAGCTTAACAGCTTTGATGAAATCATCCTCTTCTTCTGTTTCTACAGACTGTATAGCTTGAGCTTTCTTAGGCTTCTTAGTGTACATTGAAGCTAAATCAGCTAATTCGTCTTCAACTACATTAGACCCTTTACGAAAGATCTCCATCAAAACTCTCCAATCAGTTCCTCTAGGAAGATTTCTGTCTGAAAGAATTTGATTCATTTGATCAAACATTGAATTAGGAATTGATGGGTTTCCACGATAGAACGATTCTTCACATTCACCGCGATAGTTAATCAATGTTTCAATGTCTGAGTCAGTCAGCTCTTCAGATGGTTTCTTTAAAAGAGTCATGAGAGATTTTAAGTTAAATGACATTACATTCTCCATTTGTTTAAAGGTTGACACTGAATTAATATATGTTCTTAAGCGTAATAGATTTTCTGGCGGTTGGATTGTAGATGCAAGCTCTCTTCCATTCGTTTGTATTCTTCTTCTTTAGCACTAATAGCATCATTCAAAACATCTAGGTTTAGATCAATTTGACCATATTCAGAGTTTATAGTAGTGAAAAACCCCCTAGAACCTTTAATTAGCTCAGCTACATCACCTAATGCAATCTTTTCAACTGAAGAAATAAGACCGGGTTTTACTGTATTGAAGTCTCGATGTACAGTATTGACTTTCAAAATGAACCAAGACCAATGCAATGGTATATTAGGTTGAATTGATACTATATTAGGTGGTTCAAAGCTTCCTATGAACTTTATAGTTTCAGGTTTTGACAAGTTGTTAATCAAGTCTCCTGCATACGATGTAGCAAAAGTATAACCGCTGCTGTAGTTGCCATTAGTGGGAGCAAACACTTCACTTGTATTGATAATTTCACTACCATCAGGAGTAACAATGAAGAACCTAGACGTACCACCTTGATCTAAGTTTCTATGTTCCTCAACGTTTACTACTACTTGGATTGGTCGCGGATAATAAACTGATAATTTGTAAAGTGTCTGTATTCTAAGAACTTTAATAATCTCTTCATCAGTTAGTTCAGGTAACTTGTTTATATAAGCACCTAGCTTTCCTTTTATATGAGACAGGAAATAGTTGAATGTAAGCATTTTAGCTCTCCTACGTTTAAATAACTGTTCAATTTAAATGTTAAATGGTTACAAATAAAGCAATGACCTATGAAACATTTCAATGAAATCGAATCTCTATTATTCTCCTACTGACAATAAAGGTAAATTGATCATGAATCCTAAACGCGAAATAGACCTCGGTTATTTCATTGCAGAAGCTACATCTGATTTTCAGACAGTAAAGATTCAAAAAGAGAAGAAAAACTCAATTATATTTGAAACAACTCTTCAAGACTTTGCTTTAAACCGGAACAAACGTCTTTACGACAAAGAAGTTTTAACAGAAGCACTAGATGCGCCTCATATCATAGAGCTAGTTAAACGTAAAAGCTGGTATGGTGAAGCTGGGCATCCTATTACAACTGACATGAACCGTTTGAAAGAAGTAAAGCAAACAAACATCTCGCATATAATTCTTGAGAAGACGGTAGGTACAACTGTCGAAGGGTTAATTGAAACTGCTAACACTTCGGTAGGTCGTGACTTTATGGGTCTAATTGATCAAGGAAGTAAAGTAGCATTTTCAATGCGTGGTTTTGGTAAGACTGTAGCACTTCGCGAATCTCCGGGTTCATCTGTTGTAACCCGTCCTATGAAGATCTTGACCTACGATTGGGTAGTATTTCCTAGTCATGCGTCAGCAGTGATGAAAACTATTAAGGAATCTTCTTCTGAAATTTCATTCAAAGATTCAATGGTAAAACTAACTGAATCAGACGTGAAATCGTTCTTACGAGAAAACTCAGATCAATACTTAATCTTAGAGAGTTTCTTTGCTGAAATGGGCTATGAAGAAAAGTCTGTTCGGTTAGAAAGCAATCGCTTTGTAGTAGAACGAGATGGTGGAAGTCATATTCTACCGCTTCAAAAAACTCTTAAAGAATCACTTTACAGAATGTTTTAAATACAAATCTCCTGTTAGCATTATGCTAACAGGAGATAAGAACACTTTATTAAACATATATTAGTTTAATGTCCTTATCAATAACTGGAGACTCAAATGAGTAAAGCCCTATCTCAACCTATCTTAAAACAATGTGTTTCTTATGAAACGTTATTCACTTTTTATGAAGACTATCTTGTAGATAGTTATGTCATTGTGCGAAGCCTCTATACACAAATTGATCCGTTCACTCCAATCAACATAATGGCAAGTCAGATCTATTCTAGTGGTTCAGTAGACCCTGAATCAGAACTAACTAGATTTATTACGTTTCAAGGAATAGTTAAAGAGCTAGACGCTCTGCTGAAATACTATCTGCCTTTTACAAATGGAATAATCTTCTACTATGACGGCATTACTTATCAGTATATCAAGCTAATTGACGACTTGTTCTTGTTAGACTTAGTAAACTTTCCTAAAGACTTTATTAAGAAACCTACAAAGCCATTAGAATTAGTATCTGATTTAGTTCGCTATGGTGTGTATGAAATCTTCAACATAGATGACGGAGAGTTCACTATAGAAGAGGCAATCAGTTCACCTACATCAGTTTTAGTCAAAAAGCTCAGTCTTTTAGATGGTGATCCATTCAACAAAACAATTCTTTACTTCAAGTTTCGGATTAATGATAATCAGCAATACACTAGCAGAAAAGAAGCATTTTTGATCGAAAAAGCTTCTTCAAGTTTTGTTCTCTTAAAGCGAATAGTTTCTAAAGACAAACAATTCTATAATTCTATCAACGCTGAAGCTGCTCGTTACTTCAAGCAAATGATCATTGCAGAAAAACATGTTAAAGCTTTTGCTAAAATCATTCCTAAGCTTGATAATGTGTTTAAATCATTGGAATTTGAATTGAATGATTTCAATCGATCTCCTAAGCCATTAAAGAAAGGCAGAGTTGTCAGGTTTAGATCGCTTCAATCTTCTTTTGAACTACTGTTTATTAGCTTCAAAGAACTAAAACAGAACCTTAAGGCTACTTTAGAAATAACTAATTTCACTCAAGCTGAAGTACATTCTATAGTCTCTTATTTCTTTGATAATGCAACAATCTTAGAAACTGAAAAACGAATAGAGGGTTCTTTGCATTCAGTATTCTTTGAGTTTCTCAAAGACAGAAAAGAACAAACTTATTCAGTATTCGGAGCTAAAGGATACTTACCTCCTGAAATGATTGAATACGAGTTTGACTTCTTTGCTTTACTTGAAATTAGTCGTTTTGCGCCTAGAGACGACATCAAAAAAGCTTTTAAAAGAGCTAGAGGAAGATTCCATCCCGATCGTCCTACCGAATATGCTAGCGAGTCTAAATTCAAGTTCATTGTAGAAAAATACAATGACTGGGAAAGAGGATTTCCTGTTTGAAACATGTACTAGTAATGTTTGCTAATTTAATGATTTTAGAGGTTTATAAAATGTTTGACTTAATCTTCACTATATGTTTCTTGATTGTGCTTATTGCAAGCGGAATCTACTTTTACCGTAAAGAGATTGCTTCTCGAAAAGCAAACAAAGAGTTCTTCAACAGTCTACGAAAAGAACTCAGTATAACTCCCGCTCCAATTAACAAACCTGTTAAACGAGAACCGTCTAAGCCATATTACAATGAAGTCTCAATTCAATCAGACCCTTACCCTGCAGCTCTAATTGATTCGCATAATCGCAATTTAGATTCATCTTCTTCAAATTGTTATTTAGCAACTTCTCCAGTTTATGATGATTCATCTTCTTCAAATTGCGATTCAACAACTTCTTCATCTTCTTCAGATTGTGATTCATCTTCATCTTCTTCAGATTATTCATCTTCTTCAGATTGTTATTCGTCTTCTTTTGACTGATTAAAACTGATTTCACCCTTAGCCCTGTAAAGGCTAAGGGTGCTACTCTGTCTTTTTTAGAAAGTTCCGCCATCACGAGAGGAAGAAGTTTTAGGTTTAGCCGATAAACTGATTTCGACTTCATTGAATTTAGAATAGTCTAGAACCAACTTGTTCTTGTCATCCATGACAAAAATGTCAGAAAGATCTTGTGAATCCAACAAACCTAAATCAGATGGAACGTATGCTTTCCATCCGAATTTAGACTCTTTTAACACAGCTGAAGAAAGACGGTTATTATTGTTGTTAGGATCAATTAAGACAAATTCATTGTCTTCATCAAGAGTATATACATAAACGCTTCCTAGTTTGTTTACGATAAACATACCTACAAACAATCCTGTTTCAATATCCCACATTACACGAGAAACAGTAGGGGGATCAGTTCGTTCATGTTGAGGGAAGAAAACGTCTTTTGTAGTTTGTTCGTTTCCACAAGTTTCGTTAGAGCATTTGTGAAAGTAATTAGAACCTGAACTGCGTTCATAAACCACATTAAGAACACCGTCAGTGCATTTAGGACATTTCCAGTATAAATCACTTCGAACAGTTACAGCTCGAACAATTTCAAATGGTTCATTGACGTTAGTTTCGTTTTCCATAAGGACACCTTTGTTTCTAGATTAAATACAAAGTAATGTTAGCATTGAGTTTAATTGGTTTGACCATAAGACCCTTCAAAGTTAACATTACTTTGTAAGTGAAAGCTTTTTCAGACATATATTATTTAACTGCCTATACTAAACAAGGAAAGAAGTCATGCATCAAAGCACTTATTTAGGTTCTCCTACAGCAGCTGACAAAGATATTGGATCAGTCTTTTGGATGAACAACAATTCAAACATGATCTTGCATCCATTCTATCGTCCTGACAATGATACTCTGTTTGATGAATTATACAATAAGTCAAGAGCACAAGATTGGTCTCCTGCTGAGACTGATTTAACACAAGATAAATCTGACATTCAGGACTTAACTGAAGCTGAATTTAGAATGCTAATCTTGAATCTATCTTATCAAACATTCCTAGATGCAGCCCAACAAACTGAACCTGTAAAGATCCTTTCTATCTTTTGTTCTCAACCATCATTGCAAAGCTACATTGATGTATGGGGTTTATCTGAATCAGTTCATACAAATTCATACAATCAAATTGCTCAAACTATGCTTCCTGATAAAGATATACTTCTTGACACAGTCAGTAACAATGTTGAAATTCAAAAACGTGCTGCTACAATGGCTAGGTACTATGATGAAGCTTCTGTTAGAGCAGGACATTACTTAATTGATAAAACGTCAGGTCACTCTAACGAAACAATTGATGCACTTATCAGACTCTTATCTTCAGTTAACATTTTAGAAGGTTACAGATTCTATGTTACTTTCTTATGTCACTTTGCATTTGGTGGTGCATTAAGTGGAAAAAGACCTCGTTTAACGAAGATGCTTACACTAATGCAATCTATTGCAAGAGACGAATCAATTCATGTTGTAGGAACACAGCATATGCTTAACCGAATTCGTTCAGGCAAAGAAGGTAAACTCTTTCAAGAACGTTATGAATATCTCTTACCTGAATTAATTGAAATGTTTCGCAATGGTCTAAACGAAGAAAAGTCTTTTAGCGATTATCTATTCAACGGAGAATCAATCAACAATCTAACTTCAGCTAAAGTACATAAGTACATAGACCATATTGGATTGAAAAGAGCTTCAGTAATATTTGATAACCCATCTAAAATAGTTGATCGTGCGGTATATGCTAACCCTGAACAATGGGTAGATGATTTATACTTAAGTTCAAAAGGAAAGCAAACAGCTCAACAAGAAAAAGATGCTAACGCTTACATAAAGAATCTTGATTGTTCTAAAACACGATTAAATTTGTCAATGCTAAATCGTCTGTAAACCTTGTATATTGCTAGTTATAGGATTTATCATCCTATAACTAGCAATCTTTTTTACTTTCTCACTAAATGATATTCACTATCTTTATTCACTTTAATGATTGTATTTAAACTTAAAGCGTTTTTCTGAAGTATCTTCATGTACTCATCAACAAGCTCAGGATCTAGAATAAACACGTTTGCTTGCATAAACTCTTTATGGTTCTTACAACCATTTATGTGCAGTAAAATTGACCATAAATCAATAAAGCCGTATAAGTACAAAGAAAGATGTTCAGGTCTCTGTTTAAATATATCAATCAAAGGGATTGATATTTTCTGTGAATCTATAAAAGCGTCTAAAACTGTAAGAGGACTTTGGATGATCATTCCATCTTCATTGATAAACACTTTTTGGGAGATAACTGAATACTCGAAAGTCAAAAACTTCTCATATCGCTTAGTAAACTCGTTAAACGTCTTAAACGCATTAGTCGCAGCCATAAAACTATCCTTTAGTTCATGTAGATCTTCTTAGCTTTTATGCTAAAGTTTCCGTCTGTTTTAGCTTCAATCCCTTTCTTAGCATATGCTTTTAATGTTCCTTCAGTTTCAATAGAAAGCGTCTTAGAAAGCTTATCAAGAACAATTTTGTTTGTTTCATTACTTATACGAATCTGTTGAGTCTCTTTGTTATCTTCAATTGATATTGTGCTACCTGAATCAAATGTGATTTCAAAGCTGTTAGTATCTTCATTGTAGTCAAAGCCTATAATGTTTCCGTTAGGTGTTTCAAAGAGCTTAACAACATTTCGGAACTTTTCAGGGTCTTCAAGATTCTTCTTATTTTGTGTTATTCGCATGTTCTTAAACAAGATTTCTTCGTCTTCTAAAGTAGGAGAGAACGGAAGCCAGTAAAGCTTTTGAGGGTCGTTGTCTTCAGCTATGCAATAAACTACTTGATTCTTTTTAGGAAGATAAAATTGCGATATTGCATCTTGACTGCTACCTATGATAAAACTAGGCATTGCCCATATATAGTCAGCTACTTCTGCAGCAACTGGAGTCTTAATATCAGAAAGCTTGTCAAATATCTCTGGGTTTGAAGAAACGTTTTGATCCATAGCATAGTAGCTTCGATAAGTACTTCCTACTCCAGAAGCTTTCTTGTTGTACTCATCCATCAAACGTGTTAACTTAACTCCTAACTTTCCTTTCTTTTCAGGGTCAACATCTTCTATTACAATTCCTCTTAAGAAACCATCTAACTTAATATCATCAACTAGTTTTTCGCCTAAAGGGTTCATAGATCTTTCTCCGGATTTAATCAACAGATTGTTCAAACATATATTATTTAAGTACTCTTTACCTTTAAGAGTGCTTAAATAATTCAATCCACAATATGAGGAAAATTAAGATGTTAAATATGTTAATGATTACAGGCTTTTCAGGGTGTGGTAAGTCTTATCTTCAAGAAAGTCTAGTTAAAATCTATCCTAACATGTATACATTTCCTGATTATACAATCGTAGATCGTATTCTTAGACCAGACGACCCTGATTTCTATAAGTCATCTTTTGACATAGATGAATCTTTTAAGAAAGCAACTGCTCATATGAAGGTAGTTAACTTAACTTCTTTTGGAAATTCTGTTTACTATTCGCTAATTGATGAAAGTAGACTAGCAGAAGAAGGAAAAGTACTAGTTTTAGTTTCTACACCAGAAGCAATTCAAACACAATTAGCTTCTATGCTTTTAGACTCTTTTGAAACAAACCATCTTATCAATTCTTCACTTCACATTGTATCATACTACACTTACTCAAATGCTCGTCTTGCAATGAGTCCTCGTTTTAAGCTAAGAAATCTCAATGAAGAACAATCTAAAGTCAAGCTATTGATTAATGAGTTCTCTTCAACTAAATTCTTTAAGCTGTTGACTAAGAAAGGAATAGCAAACTCGATCATTCACACTCCAGTGTTGCTAACAGCTAATAATCCATACGGGTTTCATAGTACCAATGAAACTTTCTTCACATTAGATATAGTACATGATACTCAACTTGCTTTTAACGAACTCAACAGAGTAGATAACGTATGACAGATGAAACTTTGACTGGTCTTGATGCTTTAAACTTAATTTCTGAAAGTGAGTTTCAAGCTAAAATAGGCTTTCCTAAAACAGCACTTTCTGACTCACAAACAAAACTCCTCTGTGAAATATTTGATTTTGTCATGGAGTTTGATAGCGATGAAACAAAAGACAAACGGATTTACTCAGTTTCAGGATATGCAGGATCAGGTAAATCTACTATTATCAATGCACTGATTCTGTCTCTATTGAAAGTAGGTGGTTTGACTCATCGTTTCGATTATCATTTAATCACTCCGACAAACAAAGCAAAAAACGTTTTAAGACAGAAAGGTCATGAAACTGCAAATACAGTCTTTTCTGAATTCTTTATACCATTAGATCTTTCAGCAGACGAAGAGTTTGTGATTTCATTAACGCTATACTATTGCAACCGTTTAGGAATAGACGTTTCTAACTTTCAGGAAAGAAACATCATTGACATTATCAATGAAATAAACTCTCTCTTTAACCGTTTAAACGTTACTGACCGTACAGCAGTTATACATGCTTCACCTTCTTTGATGAATAACTACTTTACACCGGGTCAGATCAAGAAGTATTTCAAACTAGGAAATACTGCAATTCCCGTTCCTCAGAATTTAGATATTACTGATCCATCTCAAACTAGTGAAACTATCATGTTTCTGTTCAATCAACCTGTAAATGTCTATTCAATTATCATCATAGACGAAGCTTCAATGTTTGACGATTTCATTGTGAATACACTTCTAGAAAAGTTTCCTGATACACCTATTATTCAATTTGGAGATGTAGGGCAGTTAGACCCTGTTAAAAATCCTACTAACAAATATCTCAATCAGCCTAACTTCACATTAACTGAAAACAAAAGAATTCAGTTAGTTAACAATCAAACTGAATCTAACATTCTTGCTTATGCGTTAGATATTCGAAAGAAAGTAAAGTATATTGATTCTGTAGGATCATTAGTTCTAGAAGACTTTTTACGTCTTCCAATTGAAGAACTATTTCAAGATAAAGAACTAATGTCTTTCTGCGTTCATGAAGTCGATCAATGTATTGCAGGAAAGAACAAGACTGTAAATGTAATGAACGATCTGTTTCGTAAAGAACTAGGTTTTAAAGGCTCTCTTCCATGTAAAGGCGACAAGTTAGTTGCTAAGAAAAACAATCGAGATCTAGGTATATTCAACTCAGACTTGTTTAAAGTAACTGAAGTAGGAGACATTGACAAAAAGACAGGATGTATTTATCTTAGCTTAGTTAATCTTGATAGTGGACAAGAGAAACATTTTGTACCTGTAAATCTAGCATACTTTGATCCACGTATTAAAGAGAAAGTCTTCTACAAAACTCTTCTTAAACATGCACAGTTAAATTTTGGTTATTGTATCACATGCCATGCTTCTCAAGGCTCAGAGTATGATAATGTCTTAGTCATTGAAGAACCTATAACTAATTCTCAAAAGTGGATATATACTGCTTGGACTAGACCTAAAAAGTTCTTAATCAGCTTGTATCACGAACGTTAAATTTGAGACATTAACAGCCTATGGGAGTAATATCCCATAGGCTGTTTCTTTTTTAAGGAGGAGTCAAATCAGGAAACCATGTATTGACTTCTTCTTCAATGCAAACACCGATGATATCAGCTGAATTGACATGTTCTGTAGCCCATTTCTTAGAACCTTGATCAAATGCAGTAATTGAAATACGATCGTCTGCTTCGTTATACTGAACTTGGTCAGAAGACCTTACATACATAATGAAACCTGATTCAATGCGAAAGTAGCGAACATCATTTAGGCGAGTTTTCAGCAAGTTGGCTAGGAATTCTGTAGAGGCTGCCATCGTTTAAATCCTTGTAGTCATTATTGAATGAAAGGAACTTTTGAAAGAATTCCTTACGTTGTTTCGTAGAAATGAGATAAACAGTTTTACCGTCTTCTGCTTTTTGCATTTCAACTGGAATAGACGAGTTTATATTCCACATCATAAATGTTTTGAATATCTCTTCCTCTTCTTTAGTTAGAGGAACATTCTCTCCATTATGATCAGAGAATGCAAAATATGCTTCAACTTTAGGTTTAAAACAACATTCACTTAAAGTATCTGTTTTATTACTGCTTTCTACATTATACATAGAGAGATTTGTTTCATACTTTTTAAGTTGTGCATTGTTAGAAGGTAAAGAGCTAATAAAAGTTGCAATAGATACTAGTAACACTGCTAAAATTGGATGAGTAAAATGAAGTTTCATAAAAAACAAACCCGTTTATTTAGCACTGAACATTTTAGAAATTGAAGCAATCAATGAAGAATGCTCAGTTATTTGTGTTTCTTGTTTAGTAGAAACTGGTGGAGTGATCGTAGGAGAATTACGTAAAGTAACGTTTTCTTGAGTTACACGATTTAATGCTTGCTGTAAATTGTAATTCTCAATACGAAGAACTTCCATCATTGCAAACTGAATCTTAATTGCTACACTAGAACACATTTTATCTACGTTAGTAGAACGACGAATCACATCATCGGGACGTTTCTTTCCCCATGCAGTGCCATTTTTCAGCATCAATACAGTACTATGATCAATGACAACGTTGTTTTTAGCGTTCTCCTTAATCCAACCAAAAAGAGTACCCCCTATAGAGCTTCCGATTTGGTTCTGAAAGTCTGCAATAGCTACAAACCCTGTAAGTGTAATGTTTGTAACATTTGCAGCAGTTATAAACTTAATAACGTAAGAGTATAGTTCAGAGAAATGTTCAAAGTCAGCTTCGTCTATAGCTGCTCGACCTTCAGGAGTTTTAAGTTTAGCTTCTAACCCTCTAATTCGTTCTAGTGAAATAGATTGATCTCGAAGAGCAATGATTTCACTATCACTTAAACCTACTTTTCTCAATATGGTTCTTGCAGTGTTGAAGTTTGTATTCATGTCATATTGAGATCTTCCAAAAGTAGTACCACTTTTAGATTTGTTCCATCCATCTGCATCAGCAAAACCATAAATGTACTTTTCTAAGCCTGATACTTCGCTTTCTGTAATAGCAAGCATAATAGCTTCAGTGACTTGCTTCTTGTATAAAGCTAAGTCAGTCATGTTAAGGATTATCATAAATCAATCACCTTTCTTTAGTAGTTAATCAAAGACTGTCAAGAAACTCCAGTAGTTTCGTATTGTATTCAAACGAGAAGTATAGACCTAATTCATAGTTGCTATTAGGGTCTGCATGAAATAGAGTAACCGCAAGTTGTTCTCTATCAAATACATAGTCTAACCCATCAGTTAAATCTACATCTCCATCTTTTATAAGCTCAACACTCACATTGCTCCCTTTGCTTACTACGTCGTTACTATCTATGAAACTGATTATGTTCTTGTTCAGAGCACTTTTTAGATCAATCATTTCAACAGCAGTATTTGCATCTGAGATTACCGTGCTATTGAAGATCATTACTCTGTTTTCAAAATCTCGTGGCAAAACCTTCTTGAAAATCGATATAGAAGCAAAGCTAGACCCTTCTCCTACAATCATTGGCTCTGTAGGAATTAGTTCTAATAAATCTACTTCATTTTGGGACAATGCAAATAGCATACTAGGTACAGCTAATTCACACCATCCTTGCAGATCAATGTAAGCTTTGTCAACTACAAAGTCTTTTTTAACCACTGTCATATTAGGTCTTTCAAATGAAACTAGTAAGTTCTTTACTAGATAAAACCCTATAGACAGTTTTCCTGTTGAATTATTAGTGAACAACTCAAACTTAGTAAGTCCAAAGCTGTTTAAGTACTTAACAAAATCTTCAGTATTTTGATAATCAGATAAATGGAATCCACGATCTTTAGCTATGTAGTAAACAATTGTGTTAGGAATCTCATGAAGCATACGAACTTTGTTGTAATAAGCAGGACGTTCAAAGTTAAGAACGTTTATAAGATAATTGCTTACATTCCATCCTTGTTCTTCAGAGTCTAAATTGATTCTAGCTGAAAATGTGAATTTTCTTCTACGTTCCTCAATAGCAATAGATTGGTTGTTAATGTCTGAAAAGAAGATTTTAGGTAAGTAATCTACATTTGGAAACATTCTAGTAGCCGGAGAAGTCATTAAATTATCAAACTCAAAAGGATGTCTACCTCCGAATTCAACATTGTCTAACTTAGGTTCAATCTTAAAAAACAAAGAAGGTCTTCTTGAGTTGAAGTACTCTTTTTGAGTTTTTAAAATAGCAGGAAGTAAAGCACCATCATTCAATATAGCAGTTGCTTTAAAGTAATCAGGTTTAAAACGCTTCTTTAAAAGAGCTATGATAGTTCCTGTTACTGAGCTAAATGAACTAGTAACAGAAAGAACGCTCTTATAGTGATAACGAAGATTTTCAGTCATAGATCATTCTCCCTATAAAAAATAATGACCTAGGTTCCTTTAAGAAACCTAGGTCTAAGCAAACTTAATTCAATCAATTGTTAGGAACAAACTCGTCTTTAATGATTCTGAGAATAAGTGTAAAGAAGTCTTCTTTCACAATATCAACATCTATCAACTTTGAAGTTGTAAACACCTCAGCAAATCTATCCCAAGGAGTTCCATCTAATAAATTAGTAGACGCTCCTAAAACTGAGTTACTCTCTAATTGCATATAAAGAGTACTTGATTCTGCAAATGATACAATATCATCATAGAACGAACTGCAGATTTTAGGTGTATTACTTAATACAACTGTAAGTGGATGAGGTTCAGAAACCACAATGATGTAGAACTCTTGAAAGTTTCTTACATCTGTTTCAGCATTACTTGCATAATATAGATAGCCATTTTCAATAAGTACGTTTAATGCAAAATACTGATAATACAAATCATAGTCAGCTTTGCTTAAAGCATAAATAGCGTTTTCAATTGTCTTTGTTTTGTTTTCTACTTCAAAATTAATCCATGCAATAGGAGGAGCGTTAATTGTTTTATTGAAGATAGCGCTAAGAAGTTTACTTCTTGCAAAGCGAATAAACTCTTTAACTTTTTCAATGAAAGACATCTGATTTTCCATAAATATTACACCTTTAAGGGTTAGTTAACAAACAACAAAAAAGATAAGCTTGAAGCTTATCTTAGGGAATAAGAAACTGTAATAGTCTAGTGACTTAAACTATTACAGAAAGGCGCACCATTAATGTTTTGAGGACTTTCTATCCTATGGTGCTTTTGGAGTATAAACGTGCTTTTAAAAGAGCCATCTTTTGGATGACAAGACTCTTTTAAAAGCAGTTTAAGGATTCTTAAACTGCTTCGTTGTTTAGGTTTTAGACTTCAAAACCCAGTGTGAAGATTCTGTCTTTTTGGATGAGAGAAAATACCCGTTTTTGTTCATCAATTGGGTTGATGTTCCATACGTGTTTGCGGTTTTGAACAACAAAAGAACTTTTGTAGTTTATGGCATCGCTGATGAAGCCACTTAAAGAGTCATCTAAGAAGATAGACTCAACGTAGAAGATACCTAAACTTGATTCAGTTTCTTTAACTTCAAAAATTCCATCTTTGTTACTTTCAGTAACTTCGAGGTATTCTTCATTGTCTTTGCGGAAGAGAAGATTATCTTTGTCTTTGTTGATAGCATACTTTTCGCCATTGATTGAAAAGTACAATTTAGAAGAGCTTGCATCACTTGCTTCTTCATCTACAGCAAAGCCATAGGTATTATCTACTAAAGAATCACTACTTGACTCAATCAAGAAGGGCATAGCGCTAGTTACATTAAAAGCTCGATTAAGAATTTTCCATTCTTTCAGTGACAGATTGTAATCAGGGAAAGAACGCTTTCCTGTCTGAAGATCTTTGATTGAAAAGTCAATTCGTTCGTCAAAAGGCTTTTCATAGACGTTCTTCCGAACAATGTGGAACAGTACGTCTTCAGAAACGTATTGTTGAAGATTCTGACCTTTGTTCATTTTGATTTCAAAGATGCGTGACATATACTTACTCCATAGATTAGTTGATTAAGGCATAGAAATAATATATGTTTGAAATATCAGTCAACAAACTGATAGGCACTATTTATGCCTATCAGTTTTGAGATGTTAGCCTTCTTCTTCGTCTACTGTATCAATGCCGCTCAATTCATCGGCTTTTAAATGAGGTAAGTATTCAATTAGACAGTTTTCTAAAGCTGTATAGAAGGCTGTTTGAAATGCTTGATCAGTTTCAAGAAGCTTTGGAATAGACGCTTTATAGAACTTAGGAGTATAACCGTCTATAGAGTACCATGCACCTGTCAATTTGATAAAGCCTTGTTGAATCAAGAATTCTAATTGAGAAGACACATCATCCCATACACCACCGTTGGTTCGATCAAATAGCATTTTGAATCGTAAACCCGTTTGGAACGTTCTCGCTTTAATAATCTCAATTTCGCATAGAGTTGCATTAAGATTATCTTTGGCTTCAGACATAGTTTTAACTGGATGAATTCGAACATACCAGTCAGCATAGTATCTCCAACCACTGCCACCAGACACACTTTCTTCAGGTTTAAGACCGGGAATAGGATTACGAGGTAAAGCAGTAATTCCAGTATTGATGTTAATAGTGATGTGGTTTATACCAAATACAATGATATTAGCTGAAATGAGTTTGTCAAGAACGTTTTTGATGATCTTATTGCTGTAAATAGCATTTTGAGCACCTTCCATGTTACTGCCTAAATCAGCACTTTCAGACATCTTCTCTTTAGTTAAAGATGCAATAGAGTCAATGATCACTACAGTAGGCTGCATTACTGTAACCTTTTCACCATTGAAATCAACTTCAATTTGAAAACGATCAAGATTGTTCATTTTCATTTCATAGATTGAGTTAATCATCTTTAACAGAGATTCAAGATTAGTATTCTTGTTAACGTGTATGATACGTTTATCGTTAGAGATTCCTGTAATCTGAGTTAAACGATTACGACGTTGTGCCTTTTCACCATCAAAATAATACATCTGACCAAGTGGGTAAGCTTTAATGATTCCAGCACCCACTTGAACAGCAAAAGTGGTCTTACCAATACCCGTAGCACCAATGATTTGGCACATACGTCCAGTGGGAAACCCGAAGTTTATCGTTTTTGACTTAGGATCATAGAATCCTGAGTTGTGGACATCTGCTAAAAGCATACCACTTTCGAAAAGAGCAAAGTTGTCATGAGTTGCAATAGCTCCGATCTCGTATAGACCATCAACTATTGAATTCAAAAAGTCTGAGTCTGAAAGAGAGCTTGCATCAAAGCTTCCATCTTCTTTAGCTTTCTTAGTAGGTTTCTTTAAAGGTGCTTTTGCCATGATAAGTGTGTATCCTTAGGGTTAGTTTGAAAGGGAAAGTTGTCAAAAAGGGGTTTTCCCCCGTTTGGGGGAAAATCCTAAAGTCTTGATTTTCAACAAAACTAAGCTAGTTATTCAAAATAAGCAATTGGAATGTTTAGAGTCATACCGGGAAGAGCTATATGGCGACATAGGAAGGTTTTACCACTTCGACTTAAGCTTTCTTTGATTAAGTCTTTTTCAAATTGCTCACGTATTGAAACAAGATCTTCACTATTGAAAACTTCTCGAACAATTTCACCATATTGAAACAACAACATCTCGCATTTGTAGTAAGTTAGAACTAAAGTAACTCGATCAATAGAACCTAGCTCAGGAAAATAATTAGAGCGAATCTTCTTTCGTGATAAGTATTGTCCTGATTCAAATTCTGTTACATTGATATGCTTAGGAAAGTGAACATGGTTTTCAATAAACTCTTTGTTTGAATGCTGTTCTAAACGAAGTGCTTCAGCTTCGTCTTCTCTTTCAGCTAAATAACGAAACAAGTCTCCTTTAGACATTGATTCTAAGAAAGTCTTAAGTTGTTCCATGCAATCAATAAAGAAAAGTCTTGTTTCCTTTCCTTTAGGAGATTTAGAAACCATAGCTGATTGCATTGCCATGCTCAATGTCATGCAATAGTTTTTAGAGGGACGACCATTAAGGGGTTTTCCCCCGTTTGGGGGAATATACCTAAAGTCTTGATTTTCAACAAAACCATATGACTCTACTAAATCTTGAAACCAAGTTGGATGGTCACGACCAATTTCTAACCATTCATGCAATAGTCTAGAATCTACTGGAAAAGATGTTTTGATGTTGATTGATAGAAAGTCACTTACAGTTTTTACTGTCATGATAAGTATATCCTTAGGGTTAACGAAATGAAACGAAACGAAATGAAACACATTGAAAGTTATGTATCTCATGTAATCAATATATGTTCAAAGATTGCTTTGTTATCCTCGATCATGAAAATGTTACAAACTGAATTTGAACGGAAAACTAAGCATATATTAATATCCTAGATCAATCGTTAATGGAGTCAAACAATTATCATGCACAAATCATCAATTGCGTATAAGCATCTTTACTTGAAAGAAGGTTTAGTGATTGGAAGATTGCTAGAATATGATGGTAAAGAAGCAGGATGGAATCTAATCAAATCAAATAACTTAGTCCATCCAGTTCTCATAAACTATCTAAGTACCTTAACTAAACATCAAAGAACTATTGAAATAGGACGCTATAGAAAGATTGACAAAGAGTTCTCTAAGCTCTTTTCAGATGCTATGCGTGAAACAGTTGCATCCTTTATTCATTCCAATAGAATAGAAGATGACGAAATTGTTTCAATCCGAAATGATAGTGTTACGTTCAAGTACAAAACTACTCTAGTTGAAACTACTGTAAATGGAGTTGAATTTAGAATCAAAGGAAGCTTTTCATCATACGTTCGAATAGGAAAGATAGACGCATACTTCAATTCAAGTAAAAATGAACTACTAGTCAAAGGTATAACTGATTTTGTTTCAAACTACCCAGAGCTAGCTAACTTGTTAAAGCGAGTAATGTTCCTCCTAGAGAAGAAAGACTTTATTAACTCTTTCAGAGAAATCTCTAAGTTCTCTAACAAGTATAGAAGCTATGAAGCAGATATTTCTTCTTACAGAAAGCTTCTAGGAAGATGTATGTATACTTATAAGAGTCCTATTACATTAGCTTCTGACAAAATGGAATCTATTGACTTCTTAGGAGACAATATTGAAGAACTTGACATATCTTACAACTATTTCTTCTTTGTACTTCCTTTGTATAGAATGATCTTTGAACTTATTTAATGCAAAACTTATTGAACTTAATAGAATCAAAACTCGTTGATTCTATTTTTTTCCTAAGTTAAAAGAAGAAATAGCCTCAACAACCTTAAGTGTAATGATATTGGTTACAGCATCATCAATTTCATTTGCATCAAAGTAAACAGTAAGTAAACCATAATAGTATACTGGAGAAAGACGTTTAACTGTTTGATTGAATATATTGGTTATAGCTACTTCAGCATCAGTAGTAGGAATCTTATACGATGGAGAAGTAACTTTGAATGGAGTATGATTTGATATGAAGTTAGAAATACTAAGATCGATCATTTCATTTAAGAATAAGATGTCTCTTTCATAATTGAAGCCTAACCGATTAATAAAATCCATAGCAGTCTGATAGTATTCCTCTCTTTGTTTCTCTTGAACTTTGACTATAATCTCATTATAAGCTATTTGGTTATCTATAAACTCTCTTTCTTCACTTAACGAATTTCTAACTATTTCGTTCAATAAAGATTGATGCTTTTCATTAACTGAAACTTTGTAAGCTTTAAGCATGGTTTTTGTACTCTTTAAAGTTGAATTGAAATTTCTCTTTCATTGAAATGTTATTTCCAGTTAAACCAATTTTCAGAATTTTGATTTCCGCATTAACATTTTAATGAAAGTGAAGACAGTGATTTGAAGTATATATTAGTTCTATGCCTTAAATTAACTTATAGGAGTATCATATGTCAGCAATAGAAGATTACACTAACACTAAAACTAGAATGGTCTTAGACTCTTTAGCAGATATCAATTATGATGAAGAAATTCAATTAGACTTATCTGAAATCACTAATCGATTCAATTCAAGAAAAATCATTACTTCTCAAAACTTCTCTTATGCAACTTCAATCTATGCAGCTATTTTAAGATCTCAAGAGATTAAACAGTTAATCATGAGAACAATCTTTAAAGATGCTAGACAGATTCAGTATAACTTCTTTCAACCTACAGACGATAAAGACTCTGTTTTCTTTCAAGTGAATGATTACTTAATCAAATCAATCTTTGTTGAAATTGATATTCAACTAGTAGCTTTACTCTTAAAGAGCTTTAACCAAGAGAAAAAAGAACTTGAAGAAAATTCTGTAATGGATAAACGTAGGAAGAAAAAGTTCTTAAACAAGATCACTCTTCAGATTGATATGTTTACTCATCACTTGTCTTTGTTAGAACGTTACCTTGTTTCAAATTGTTATTCCACTTCAAATTACTATCTTCCTACATTGTACTTAACTAGGTTTAAGTACAATGTTTTATCAGAATCGTTTCCAGTTTTAAAAGTTCCTAAAAACTCTGACTCTAAAAGTGTCAATGAAATTAAATACCGTGAGTTTCGAATCAAGCCATTAAGAAACTTAATTGGTCAAGCAGTAGCAGTTTTCTTTGTAGAATCTTACAAACTGTTAGAAGGAATCTTTAAATCATCACCTTTAATCAGTAAGAAAGAGATTCATTCTGCGTTAGTAGTATCGCTCATTCCTAAATTCTTCTCTACTAAGTCTGTACGTCACTCACTAGTAGCTAACTTCAGTAATCCAGTCTTTCAAACTTATTTAGACAAGTATCAATCAGCAGACCCTGACATAATTGACAAGACAAATTACTTCACTTTGTTTATGAACAATACGCTAAATAAAGATGAAGATGCATTTAAAACTGATGTTTATGGAAGTCGAATGTTTATTGACTTCGATCTGTTGTTAAAGCGTACTATTGGAACTAAGCGTGACAATCAGGTATCGATTTCTAGCTATGTTCATGAGTATTCTAAGTTTACTTCAGTGATTGAAACCAATCAAGAGGAATATCCTTTCTCTGTAAAAGTCGATATTGAAAAGTTCTTTGCTTCAACTACTATCAAACATGTTATCTTAGCAATAACTGAAACGCTTTCAATCTCAACAAGTAACATTGACAAAGCAATGACAGTTAACTTACTAGCTGATTCGTTTGATTTTGAATACTTAAATGAATCTGGTAAGACTAAAACTAACTGCAACTTAACAATTATGAGCCATCTTGAACATATCATGGCTAGATGGATAGGTGAGTTTTTAACTAAACAAATTAAAGCAAAGTTTGTTGAAAACAATTTAGATGTTCAACTTAATCTTTACGTAGATGATTTCATTATACAAGCTAAAGATATAGCATCTCTGTCTGTTTCTAAAGAAATAGTAGAAAACACGATTACCAACTTTGGTTATAAAGTCAGTTCTAAAACGTTAAAAGCAAACAAATCTCTTGTATATCTTCCTAATTTAGCAGACTATGTAGACTTTACTTCTAGTTATTTAGTAGAAACTGATTTTGAAATCAGTGAAAACACTCTTCGTTACTACGACTTAACTCCTGATACAAACCACACTGGAGAAGGACAAACCGATGAAGACAGAAGAACAGACTGTGCTGAAATACATGACGCTAAAAACATTTTAGATCTTAAATCCTTCTGCATAGCTTTTTACAAAGACATTGAAACTGTTTTAGCTGATCCGTTCAGCAATTCTACGCGACTAAGCTATTTTCAAATGGTGAAGCAAATGATTAGTTCGGATACAAAGCTTAGTAAAACATTTGCTCTAATTCTCAGTGAACAATCAACCTTACCAGATGCTGGTGCTCCATACTTAGGAAGCGACTCCGAATTCATAAATCGAACTGTCAGAGATCGTTGTACATCCCGAACAGAACTGTTTATAAGCTTAAATCGCACTAAAAATCATAAACTGAACGAGCATCTTGAACACATAATGGATGCAATTCCTTTCATAACTAATTCAACAAATTACTCATTGATCGTTCTGAAAAATCTATCGCTTCGTTTGTTCATGTACTTAAAGGAAATTGAGTACTATGTTATGTTTAGTCTTACTGACAGAGACTACATTGAAAACTTAATCGATTCATCAGCATTCGAAATTGACAGCTTTGTAACAGAGTATCTGAACCAAGCAAACAATTCTACTTTAAATCTAACAAACATTGAGCTTGAATTGTTTAATGAAGTTAATGTTCTCAAGCTTTATCAATATTTGACTTTAAACACTACAAGAGGTTCTATGCGTTATAAAAGTATGATGTTTAAGCTTCTTTTAGTTCTTACAATCTTGTTTCCTCAAAAAGTAAAGTGGAATGTTTACTTGCTAAAGAAGCTTACTGACAACAGTGAACTACTGAATCGTTACTACCCTGTACCAGTTAAAGAAGATATTTCATTGTTACAACGCGAAATGCTTTACTTCAATAAACGCTTTAACAATGAATACTACTTTCATGAATTGCAAACAGGACGTTATGTATCTTACAGTTTAGCAAATTCTCAGTTAAACAGCTTGTTAAAAAATGAATTTGATTTTGGAATGAAAACCTCCTAATCCGGTTTAACTGAAAAGGGAAAGACTCGTTTGAGTCTTTCCTTCTTTCTTTTTTAACACCAAATTGATCTAACTTCAAACTTTTTAAGGCAGAATATCGTGAATAACTTAAAGTACAATCGGTTTCGTAGTTACTTGCCTACATTACCTCAACCCCCTATATTTGATGAATTCATTGAACCTGAAGACATCTCAATACATCTTCAAACTATTTGGAACAACCAGAATAGTTTGAACCATGCACTTTCGTCAATGGTTGCAAATCGAGCTGATCTTGCAGAGACTTACTTTGAGAAGTACTCTAACCCAATCTTTAAGAAAGTAATTGCAATAGACAACATCAACTCTCACAAGTACGATCAAAAGTTTCACAATGATGGAAACATAGCAACTATGAATGCTACATGGCTTACAGGAGCTTATGTATTTTTCATCAATGACTTTTATGATTATGAGCCATTAGATCATTTTGTTTTAGTCTTTGATAATTTTACAGGAGAACTAATTCCTCAGAAAGACATAGTTCTTCATAAATCTGTAGGTGGTGCTAGACTATTCATTAGATGGAATAACGCTTATGTTCCGTTGAAGAAAAATTTCACTGCGGGAAATTCAATCTCTATCGTTGTCTTCCGTAAAATGATCTATTCAACTACACCTTTATATGCTAAACATACTTTAGGCACTGGTATAAGTGTTGGAAACAGCGTTCAGTATAACTTTGTAATTCAAGACGCTACTGAAACAGTCGGGTTGTTAACTTCTAGTAATGACTATTATGTTGTAGCTAAAACACAAACCGGATCATGGATTAAGTTTCAAAAGAGTGAATACTCCATTCAAGTAGATCAAGGTGGAAATAGATTGCTAGTTAGCATGTTTCCTTTGTCATATGCAACAAACCTAACGTTCTATGTCGTAAACAAGAACAACGCTGCAGAAATTTCGTTTGACTACGTATCTATGGAATGCGCTATTAACGTAAACGAAGTTAATTACTCAAATGGTTTAACTCTATCTAGTAACGGAGTTGTTGAGTCTAAGATATTTGCATCAGACCCATACAAATTCATAGAACTTTACTTTCATGATAAAGTAATGAACGAACGGATTCCAGTTATATTTGACGAAAACGACTTAAACCACACATTTGTATTCTTCAATGGAGTTAAGCTTTCACCCGGAACTCAAGAGTTTTACTTTGACAGAACGTTAAATCTCTTTGCTATTCTTAATTCAGCATTCCCATCAGGAGAAGAGCTTAAATGGATGAGAATCATATTTAATGGAATTTCACCTAATGTAGGAATTTACAAAACAATGTACGACTTGAATGATGGTTCTACTGCTTTGTCTTGTCAATATTTACCTAACGTAATATTTCATTCACAGGAAACAATCTCACATGTCATTAGAAAGAAAGCATTGTTTTTTGTTAACAACCATTACATTGAAGCAACTCCTGAAGTAATTACAGATAATGACTTTCATGTTCCTGAAATAGACAGTCAAAGCAACGTTGAACTCTATTCTTTCTTTTTTAGAGATGCTGTAACACAAGCTTTCTTAGATGATTTCAACAATAGAACAACTGAAATTCAACGTTATCTTCAACTGAATGGAGTAAACAACACGCTAATTCAAAATTGGATTGATGCAAATAGTGGTTCAATTGGAATATTTGAAGATGTTGATTTTAGACAAACTGGATGGTTTGGTAATTCGTACAATTACTATGAGCCTTTGTCAAAAGGTTTTACAGACTTGTTTAACATAGAAACTGAAGCTACTGTAGAAAACAATGTTTCTATGACTAAAATTACTTCAATCCACTCTAACGCAGGAGTCAGTTCCGATTTACTAGTCACACCAGACGAAAGTAGTTTTGTTGCAGGTGATAAATACAGCACTACAGCGTTTATTTTAGACTCAAACGTTACATCTGAAGCATGTTCTTGTTTGTTGTTTGACATGATGACCTAACTAGATAATTTACAAAGTCCGAACAATGAAATGAGAAAATTCATTGTTCGGACTTAATTTGTTCAACCCTCATGAGGATTTGATTTATGCCTATTAAACTTGCAGCTCGATATATTCTTCCCGTTGTTGATATGACACGAAGAAACGAGTTTAACATTTTTGACAGAGAAATGTTTATTTCTTCTGACAATCGAGTCTTTGTTCGTTTTGAGAATAGAGACATTGAAATCCCTGAAGCGTCTAGCGATTTAAAAGAAGTTTCAGGTAAATACTTCTATACAGTAAACGATGAAGAGTTTGAAATCATCTTTCCTGAATCAAATAGAGTTACTTCTGGATTGAAACTAGTAGGTAAACCTATTCTAAGCTTTATGTCTGGTTCTGGAGTAAACAATGTTAATCATCCAAATGGTTCAATTGTTATTGTTAGAGTAGACGCTTTAGAAGATTCACTTTACACGTTAGAAGATGTTTCGTTTCAGTACAAAGTAAACGGATACAGTTGGGTAGATGACATTGAAGCATTTCACATTTTTGAAGGAGCAGAAGGAGCAATGTCAGGTTGTGCTAAAACCTACGTTGTTAGAGCTGTTAGTCCTGATGGGTTTCACTACTCAGCTGAAACAACTATCACAGCTAGACGCGTAACTTTAGAATCTGAAGTTCCATCATTGGACACAATCTTTTCACTGCCATCATCTGAAGAAAACACTTTAGTTTCGTATTCATTCTATCCAAACTACATCTCAACAAATCTATTTTGCAGTGGTCACAAAACTCATTTAACGCTTTATCAGAAGGTAAATGGAGTTTATACTAGTGACTATCAGGCAAATGGAATTCGCTTCGCACGAGTGGCTGGAGCACCTCCTGAATACTTTCAAGGGTCTCCTCAAACTTTGATTGAAGACTATCTCCCATCTTACCCGTACAATGATTGGACTATGTGGAACAAAATAGAAATTCAATCAGTTCCTAATGAGAACATTGAGTTTTACTTTGAAGTTGAAATCGTTCCTAACGACCCATCTGAATATTCAATGGTAAACAACAATCCGAAGAAGAAGTTTCATTATATTGCAACAAATACAGACTTAGCACCTGACTTAAGCAATTTGAAGCTTTTTAAGGATGTGTTTGAATGGACTGCAATGAACCAACTGAGTGAAAATTCAAATGTTACAGGTTTTTCAATTCAGGGAATGGATACTACTAAGAACTCATATAGCATAGTTTCTTCAACTATTGCAGGTGTAGCAGGACAACCTCCTACAGGTTTTTCAATCTTAACTCCTTCTGTGGTAGGCTCAGCTGAAGCAACTTTTTCACTGACGGTTCAGGGAACTAACAATGTAAGTGGTCTTTTTTCAACTAAGACATTCTCTATTAGAGTAGTGAACTTAGCTGTCAATGATGCTTCTACAATAACGTTGAATCAAATAGCTAATTCAGAGCGTTACAATGACTCTTCTATCTTTGAGTTTGTTTTTAGCATTGCAGGTGGAACAACTGAAAGTGGTAACAAGCGGTATAGTTTAAGTGATCTAAACGTAGCTAATATGTTAAGATTTGAAGTTTCAGGTCAAACACCATTAATAGGTTCTGGTGTTGTAAACTATACTACATTGAAATTTGCAGCTGGTGTTCCTATAACTATTCAGTATCAAACCTCTTATGTTGAAACTAATCTTGGAATTCCTTCAATGACAGTCACTCTGTATGATGACTCATACAGTTATTTAGCTACTTCGTCTAAAATTCTTAGTATACGGGCACACACATTAGCCCAAGTACAAGGTCTACTAATTAATCCCGATATTACAACTACTACAATCGGCGGTATTATACAGCCTAACACGTATTTTCGAGAAGCTGATGTAGGAATCATGTACAAACGTCTAAACTCGTCAGTTACCCTGCCAACTGATACTAAATGGAGAATCAATGAATCTTTTCCTGCAAACTTTATTGAATATTTAGGAGCTTTAACTTCAACAACTGGTTTAGACACTACTTCTAACAATTATTATCTACCTACAATTGTTGAACGTGGTGGAAAAACAGGTTACTTTGGAACTGATGGTCTTGCTGATTCAATTAAATTAGATTCTGCTTCATGGATAGCTAAATCAAGATTTGTTACTTGGATTGGTGCTACAGTATTAGTTGAGATTCCATCAACAAGACAAACATTCATGATTAACACTGGTCTATATTTGTTAGATCAAAACAACAATGAATTAAATGACAACAACAATCCGATTCAAGAATCATCTATGGTTCAAACAGACGGGACGGAGTTTATAACTTGTACAGATACAGGTTGGAAAAACTATTGGAAAGACCGTTTAAACACAGCTCCTAATGCTCCTACTATAGTCGAAAGTGAAGAAAATGGTGTACGTTATTACACTGTTACTTCTAAGTTTAGATTACGAATAAACAATTCAGACCCTTCCTATTCTACGATAATTGTACCTTCTAGCTATTCAGGAAGGCTATTGTCATCTTATGCAAACGATGACTTAACTGCTAACAATGTTTCTTCTAATATCTCATTCACTTCTCAGACTAATTCAGTTTTAAACCGCAGATTCTTAAGCTTTAACTTTATCCCGTACAATCAGGATTTGACCTTAACTATCAAGATTCGTAAAAGTGTGTTTATAGACAACTCTACAGAATCAACAATTCCTATTATCTTCATGGTCAAGGAGAACTTTGAGTATATTGATCAAACTCCATCAGTGACTCCTCGTGTATATCAGTTCTTTATGAATGTCCCTAACCCATACTTCAATATCATCAAAATAGACGAAGAGTTTTCTTACTATAAAATTCCCACTCAAGGAGAACCGTCGATTTTAGTGATTAACCCTTCATTAGATGGAATTGCAACAGCTGGTTTAGGTAAAGGAAACGTCTACAATTTCATCTTTACTCCTACTTATCAATTACCTTGGTGTCCGGGTCAAGATCTTGCAGAACTTTCTATGACCATGACTGGAAACGATGGTTCAGGAAGTACTACGTTTTATCCAACAGCATTCAATTCAACTATCTATAACGTTTACCGCCTTCAATGTAACGAATCTGAGACTAGTTCGCTTATTACTTTAAACTACACTAAGAAGATCTATTTCAACTCTTTAGTTCAAAGCCCATTTCCTCCTGAGTTTAAGCTTTACACTAAAACTATTCAGTTTACACCGTACAGCACACTTCCGTCTCCTGTTAACTTAGGAAATCTTGCTTTAGATATTCAATTTCAACGTGGTAGTAGTTTAACATGGAATCTAACTACAGGTGGCTCTGCTAGAAAAGTTAAAAACTCTCTAAACCAAACGTTCACAGGAGCACCTACAGTTCAGTACGTTGTAGGTCATACAATCAAATTAGTTCCTTACGTTTCTGATCCTGCAAACATAGCAGGTGGAACTGATTTAGACCGTTCTACTCCTCAAACAACTTATCAAACAGTCTATGAATTCAGGAATTCAGATAGTTCTGCACCTATTACTTCCTCTAATCCATATGGTTTTGTAGGTGGTTCAGATTCAGCAAATTCTAGAACTCAATTAGGTGGAAGTGCTCAAGAGTTTGCTTACATTCCAGCTTCTACACCAGCACAGAAAATAGGAATCATTCGTGTTTACTTTATGTATGCTAACAGAACATACGACACTGTAACTGGTTTACCTAATGATGGAAGTGACTATAAGTGGATAGACTTTAAGTTTGAATTCTTTGATGAAGTCTTTTACTTCGCAACAGTAGAAGGAAATATAGAACGTTTTGATCCTAACACATTAACATACCCTTCTACAGGAAGCTTTCCTATTTATACGATTGGAGTAACAAATAACCCAACGTTTAGTGTATTTCAAACAGCAACGAGTGTGTTCAAAAGTGTATTGCTAGATTCTCCGTCAATGACATCTAAAACAGTAACAGTTCTTCCTGCACCAAACCCGTTTCATTCCGATAGTGGCTCATATACACGGTATGGAAAAAATGCGTCAAACGTTGATTTCTACAGTGCTTCAGGTATTTATCCTGATTGGAGTTTCACTAATGGAATGACATTCAAGTTTGATACAACTAAGATTCAAACCGACTTTGACATTGCTCCTCAGTACAACGACAATAGTTTAACACAGTATAGTTTCTTTGGTTTGTACGGAACAATCTCATATCGTGGAGTAAACTACTCATTTTACTTCATGGATAACACTAGTACATGGATTCATCTAGGCTATTTTAATCTTCAAGCAAGACCTGTTCCTGCTGATAACCGTGTTTTAACTAAAGATGCTAATAGCGGTTATGTTCCTCCTTACGACCGTCTTCAAACTAAATTTATCATCAACGCTCTTAAAGACAAACCCGAATATCGTTTAGGTGAAGAGATTGAACTAACTTGTGGCAGTTCACAAATCTATGGGAACACAAGTTGTTATATTTCAGGAGACTATTACGACACAATCTTCACTACTGGAAATAGTTACACGATAGGCGATTCAACTACTTTGACTTATGTTAAAGGTAAACTTGCAGATGGAACAGTTATAGAGTTTAATAGTTCTTCAACTGTTTATCCTATTTCAACTTATCAAACCGAAGTAGTTCTGAACAATTTGTTCAATGTAATACTAATCGAGATTCCCCCCGTTATTGAATTGTCATTAGACAATGGAGTAACATTTACATTTACTCCTGAAGAATTTGGTTTTAGTATGGGAATCTTTGCAACAGGCGATTTAGTAAATCCTATCAAAATTGAAAGTTTCGTCTTCTACATAACCCCTAACACTGCAGCAGGTCAAACGCTTTCTATCTCTAGCGATCCCACAAGTACTCCAGACATTCCGGGTGTATCATCTTACACTGCTGACTTAATCTCAGTTCCAAATCAACCATTTTGGAGTAGCAGTCCCAGTAGAATCTTTAATGGCTCATATGCTACAAGTCTAGATTCTATGAGTGTTGTTACTGAAACAGCAGGAGCGTATGTTCCCCCGTTTACTTCGCCTGTTGAAAATCTTTATACTAAACATTCAAGATACTTTACATTCAAGAAACTATGGCACAGCGAAATCTATTCTCATCTAAACTATGAACCTACAAACTTGATTGATTATCACTACTTCATTCGTCCTGATAATCTTGTCTACATTAGAGGGTTTAATACATCTACTAATGCAGATGTTACTTCAGTATTAGCGTTTAACGCAGGTCAATACATTCCTAGAGATAGTAGACTCAAAGTAACAAGTGCTGCCTTGATTGTTTATCCTGAAAAGGAAAATCAATCAAACACTGCTCGGAATTACGGTTGTATAGTAGTATCGTTAATGGACTTTACTCGTTCATCAGGGTCTGATATTAAAGGCTTTATAGACTTCTGCTACATTCCTGTCTTAATTCCTATTACAACAAACCAAAGTCTTTCAATAACAGTTGTAATGGATTCAGCTCAAACTTCTTCTGGATTAATTTCAGTAAAACCAATTTATCGAGTAGTGCACAAAACACTTGATCTCAATCCATCTTTGCTTTCTAATTGGAACTTAATATCTGGTGACAGTCTTGATACTAACGCTGTTTCAACTACATTTGCAATGAGTTTAACTGCTGTAAATAGCACAAAATTTGATATCACTGCAGCCGATAATCTTATCAACTTTCCTCTTTATAAGTTTATGGAACTTGTTAACGTTGATATTGCATACATGCAAACAACACTAGGCGATGTTCAATCTGATTTGTATGGAAGATCATCAGTTCTAGTAGTTGGTTACAACACTGTCTTTATTCCATCAACAGTTAATACAAGTACAACTTACTTCGGAAAGTCTTATTACAGTGGCTTCCTTACTACAATGAAAATTCGGTATGGTATTATTCCGGGAACGCTCACTCTCTTTACAACTATGCAAGACCATTTGACAATTGATGCTTCAGAAACACAGCATAAGTACAAGCTTTACTTTACAGGAAACGTTGATTTCTCTATTGATGCTATGCCGTCTAAACATAACAAGCTTACAGGAACTGACGTTTTATACAGCTTTGAAGCGAAAGTAGCTTTGGATTATATGGAATCTACAAATGGTAAGTTATTACAACCTTTCTTCTTTGATGGTTTTACACGTTTAGTCCCGTCTAGCATTTCAAACTTAGTTAGCTATGATAATAAGATGCTTTCTAACTGGTCTTTACATACTTCTTTCAAACGAGAAATTCCGGGTTCTATAAACTCTACTGCAGACTCTACTTTAAACTTTGCAGTTAGGTTGAAAGCACCTAGTGCAGCTTGGAATGGTACGTCGCAAGTAAATGATTATGTATGCCTATCTGATACACTTGTCGAAAGATGGCATCAGATGTCAGTCAATGGAGCATACTCTAGTACTACATTCGCTAACACATTTGGAAACTACTTCCTTGGCTCTAGTGCAACATCGTCTGATCGTTTTGTGTTTAAAGCTCTTTCATCACACAGAACATCATGCTTTACATATAGTGTAGATGAATACTTAGACGAAGGCGGTGATACTAAGTTAGCTATTGAAACTCGGTTAATGAAATCTCTCACGTTAGGCGTTATTTATCCTGAAGCTAAGAATGATATCACTAACACAAGACTAGCAAAGTTCTTTATAACTTCAAATGCTGGAGCATCAACTGCTTATGATTCGATTATCTTAACTCAACCCACAATTGAGAATCTCTACGTTGTTAAACAGTATCCATTTAAAGGAACTATTGAAGGATTCCTTGAAAAAGCCTCTCCAACATTTGCTGTTATTAAGTCTAAAGACACTAGACATTATTTAATGCTAGTAATGGTAGGTTCAATTCTGCGTATCTATGCTACAAATACAGAAATTCCATACAGGTATTATTCTGACATCAATAATACTTACATCTTCCGCGAAATGGATAAGTTTACATTTGTCAAAGAAATAGATCTATGGCTTGAATTAGCAATTCAAACAAAGAATCTTTTCTGGCGTTCTGAAACTAATTCAGCATGGACAGGTGTTACTCCTAATCTTACTGGATTTAGAAACGTAATTGTTCAAACTGAAAAAGGCTATGTAGACTTAATTTCTACGGCTGTTTATGGTGGAACTAGTTTAGGTAATCCTACTATAAAAGTCAAACGAGTTCGCTTTCCACTCATTAATTCTTATTCTTCTTCTTCTAATGTAGGAGCGCCTGCAAGCAACTAAATAACTAGTCTAGTCACTGCCTTTACAGGGCAGTGACTTAGGCTGTTGCAACAAATATTTGAAATTTTCAGTTCCGAAAAAGGTTTTTACTAATGACAAACATGTACAAGAATCTAGAGCTTCCTCTAGTCACGCAATCGTCTACTGAACAAGCCGACTTTACGTCTATAATGAATGGTGAAATGTTTTTACTGAGAAACAGTGAAGACGATTCACATAAGCTTTGTTATAAACATCGTTTAACAGGTCAAGTTCTAACACTTAATAAGTCTCCATTTGATTCAAGTGGAGACTTTGTTTCTGTTACGTTAAACGATGGAACAACTAAAGCTATTTCAAAAGACGAATCGTTGGGAGACACTAACTTTGATGATCTTACAATCTTAGCTAGTTCTCATTACAACTACAATACCTTTCCTAAATCGCTTTCATACTCGTTTGACAATTATTCTTCTGGAAGCAGACCACATTACACTTTCAGTGGATATCTGAGAGGTGCATATGACGCAATGGAATGGATCTATTACAATCCGGGTCGCATTCACTTCATGCGTGGTTTAAGTTTAAACGACAAAGCTGCGATCAAAGAAGGAAACTATGAACAACTATTTCGCTCTAGGACGTTGTTACAATACAAGTCACCTTTGACTTTTGCAAAAGAGTATCAATACGGGGAATCAGCTGGAGACATCAACCGATTAGGTGCAGATCAAGCTTACTTTAATGCTTTACTAAGTGGAAGATCAATTGAGTTCTTTTCTCCAGAAACGTCTCACGATATAGAACTAACAGCAGATCACATTGATTGCTTTGGTAATCAGGGGAAAACTGCAATAAACACGATTCAGCTAACTTCAACGTGGTCATACAACGAAAGTCTTACATACTCAGCTGAAGTAGTTAACAAACCAGACGAAACTTTGACTTTCACTATTTCAAAGAACTCTTTCCCTTTAAAGTTTATCATCGACCCATCTCTTCCATCAACTACTCCTATAGCATATGAACTGCGTTTTGAGTCGTTTATCTTCAGTTTGAATGGAGAAAACACGGTTTATTTTTCAAACGAAAATGTTCTACATTTTCCAGAATGGAGTCTCTCAGTAAAACCTCATATTAATCTAGCTAAACCAATAAGAACACGATTAGCTGTAAGAATATTTAATCCAGGTCGTCCATCAAGGTATGCTTTCTTTTCAATTCCTATTACAATTGATAAAAGCTTTCTTACCAGCATTATTAACTGAACTGCAGGAAACAACTAATCATGAAACCATTACTAGCTGAACCTTTAACAGCAAATAACGCAGTAATTCCTAGCAACCTTAAGAACGGTAGGTTTGTCTTAAAGCAAAGAGTCTTTACAGACAAAACTCTTTTCATTACTACAGGCGACTACATCTATAAGCCTATTAAAATGAATCGTACTTTAACTTTTGATTTCTTTGATAGAACAAATCCTAAGATCTATTTAAGGATAACAAACCCATTAGCAAACAAGCTTTCATTCAAGCTTATGACAAATGAAAACTTGTTTAAGAATGTGAACAGCAACATTGTGTACATTTCAGATGAAGAAGGTAATCACATTCCTATTGGTAGGGTTGATGAAGCTAAAAATCAACTTGTGATCAAATCATCTAATTTCAACGTAATCATTCCACCTGTCATAAAGTACCAGCCGCAAAATAATGATTCTAATGCTAGTCTTTCAGCTATTGTTCTTAGAAAAGCCATATTTTCATCAGCTGTAAAAAGAGTAACAAATCTCAATCGGTTGAAGTACAAAATTACTTATCCTAACGGACAAGTAGGCTTAACTATGGATTATACATCATTGTCGTATCTAACTAATGCATCAGTTCACTTAGGTACTTCTAAGATTGAAATCTATGCTTATGATGAACATTCAAACAAATCAGATACAATAGTAATCAATTCTAGATGTCTTCCTTTTGATACATTCTTAGAATCTACAAAGTATCAAAACTATCCTTTTTGGAAGGTTAGTGATTCAGCTGCACCTGACAATACTCATGGCTCATACAGAGACGTATTAGTTGAAATAGAACTAACTGATTACAATTCTAGTTTCACGTATGATGTTAGTTTACCAGATCCTACATGCCCTTTCATTATTGACGATGTTTCTATTGTGTATGCTTATTCAAAACGTCTCATGCAAATCAGAGGAAGGTTTCTAGCATTTCGTGAATTTGTCATGGTAGCAGGAACATCTAACAACTTATTAGACCCTAACGATCAAGCAATTGAAGCAGGTCTTCAATATATTCCTTCAGATGGCACATATTCAGATGTAGAAAATCAGATCATCTTTTTGATTAAGACAACAATTTCTCCTGATATAGCTTATCATTCATACACAAGTTTACGCTATTGGAACTATCCAGTTGCTTAACTTTAACATTCAAAGGAATCTAATCACAATGGCAATTCAAAACAACGTTCAAGCTTTCATAGACTCTGTTTTTCAGATGGCACAGCCTGCTGTATTAGTGTCTATTACTAATGAAGTCAAAGAAGTAGCTTCTGTTATTTTTGATCTTTCTATTAAAGTTCCGGCATTAGAATCATTTGGTGGAACTACTTATGAAATTTACAAAATAACACCTATCTACACATTTAATCCTATTACGTCTGTTTACTCAGGATATGATCTTTCAATAAATGACGATAAACAAGTCACAATGTTTATCAAAGGAGTGAAGATTCCAAACCAGTTGTTATTGAAATCAGTTGCAGCAAACTCGAATAAGTACTTAGTAGATCAAGTTAAAACAAAGCTTTCTTCTTCTTTGTTTGTATACCTTCTTCCACCTGTCTCACAGGCTAGCATATTTGAGATTTTTGCATGGGTACGAATGGTTAACTTTGACGGTCAATATGATTCTGACTCAGCTAAAGTTCAATCATTGATTCCATTATTCATTTCGCATGTAAATGTAATTCGGTCATTTGAATCTGAAAAAGATGATGCAGTGCTAGCAGAAAAGATAAACGAAGCTGTTTCAACATTTACAATGGCAGTCAATCAAAAATTGTCTGAAGAAGGGTAATTCTTATGGCAACTCCCCAATCAAACAAGTTTAATCCGCTCTATGTTAAACGTGGTGGATATGAGGATTCTAAAGAGATTGTATTTGGTGAAGGTGAGCTGATCTGGCTTACTGATAGAAGCAAACTGAAAATGGGGAATTCTCAGACTAAAGGTGGAGTTGATTTTGTAACAGAAGAAATCACTAGGCGTTTAGTTGACTTAAAGATTCCTCTTAACAATAGAGAGTTTCGTTATACAAACTCTGAAGTTGAAATGGTTACACCAACAACACTAGAACTCTATACAATTTCATTTAGACGAGATATTGACAAAGTCTTTGTTCTTCTTAAGTATCCGTCAAACAATATCAACAATTGGTATGAGCTAGATTCACTTCTTCTGTACGGAAAGGAATCAATCTTCAAACCTTCAATTACAGGAAATAGTTGGTATAGGGTTGCTAATCTACCATACGGCAGTGGTTCATGCACAGTTAGACTCTTTTCAAATAGTCCGTTAAATCGTTTTAGCATCACTGCTTCTTTCTCTGTTTTTAACTCAAGAAAGATTATCTTGAACAAAATACTAGAGTCAGACATTTCTGAAACTATTACTATCTCATCTATCAAGTTAACAAATAATCAAATGATATCTCAAGAAGGAGCTAACATAGAAATCTTCTTCAAAAACGATGCTTATGAAGTTTTCTGCATAGTTGAAACAGATGATGTTCTTCCTACATGGAATATCAAAAGCTTTGAAACTGCCTATACTACATTCAGCGACTCAACTGAAATAGTTGTTACGCCTAATGTGGGATTTGTTTCAACTTCAAATATTGTAGAAGGAAACAAAATGCTTAGTGAGAAGTATGTTTCATCTTCTTATGTAAACTTTGACACTGACAAGTTCAAAGAAAATCTAGCTCTTAAAGGTTTAGCAGTTGACAACCAAGGTAGACTTACTTTAAACGGACAAGTTGTTTTTACTCCTGTCTAAAAAACAATGAATTGAAACCCCCTTTAAAGTACAGGTAACTTCCTATGTTTAAACCTATGAATTTGTCAAACGCTAATGATGAAGGCGTTAGAGTAGCTAAAGCTAAAGTTGGTTTAGAAGTTGATAGAATCTCGTTTGTTCCTGAAGCAGGCGTTCTTCTTTATACATCTGATAACAAGAATCTCTATATTGGTGATGGGGTAACTCCGGGTGGAATCCTATACAAAGGTGATTTAGACGAACACTTTCTAGATTCTGTTTTGAATGACCCAGATCTAATTAATCAAATTGCAAATGCTATTAACATCAGCCTCAAAATAGGTAATATTGATGGTGGTAGGTTTTAATTGTATAGTGGTAGCCCTTAAACAAGGCTATCACTTTTTTGCTAGAAATTTCAAACATATATAAATTGAATAGTGAAATACTTAATTCACTAAACCCCCTTATTAACTGTGATCCAAGAGGTATATCACATGGCTACTATTACAATCACTTCTACTCAAAATGCTCGCGCCACTGCTTTGGTAAACAGCGTTGGTTCCTCTGTTGCTAGTGTTGCAACAGAGCTGAACATCTCAGAACGTACCCTGATGGGAACCGTAACAGAGTTGCGGAAATTAGGCTTCGTCTTCACTCGTGAAAGTGGCTTAATCTCTGTTGCAAAATGGGGTGATGGTGTTGAGGTGGTAATCGCTACCACTGCAACCACTACCACTGCAGTCGCAGCTCCTGTCTCTGGTGCAGCTCCTGTAGAAGCAGCGGCAGTACTGAATTGGAATCTTTACAGTAAGCGTCAAGGAACGCTTATTACATTCTCATCGACGAACAAGTTAGGAGATATCCTTACTGCAATCAGTCTCAAGCTTGCCGTCTTCAGCGGCACGGCGGCAACTGTGAGTCGTAAAGCTCTCAACGAGAACAACTTCGTTCAGATCAACATGACTAATGTTGATTTAAATGAAGTCATCCCAGTAGGAACAACCTTTCAATACGATATTGCAGGCAAACAAGTGTCTGGTGGCTAAACTATAGCCTTAAACGGGACAGGGGAGTAATCTCCTGTCCCAAACTATTTAATAATTTTTGGAGTACATCTTATGCGCAACGGTTCTGGTTTGAAAGAAGTAGTAGTTAGAATCCCTGAAAGCTTCCATGAAGCGTTCAGCTTAATTGGGAAGACTACTCAGAACGAATACGCCATGTTCTACAACTACAGTGTTACACATACTGTAACAAATAATATTGGGCTAGACCCTAATAAAGTCGATTTAGACCGAGACAATGCTATCATCATTGACATTCACGAAGATTTTGCGTTCCCCAAACAAACTTCTTCCGTGGGTGTATTCTACATCGATGAAAGTGAAAATCAAAACATCATGGAAAACTACAACGGTGCGATACACCGTCATCCGAAAGGTGTAAGAACCTTTTCAAATCATGACTACAAAGTAGTTAACACGGCATTTCAACTTTCTCTCATTGGAATTCCTGAAGAAAACTATTACTACGGCGAACTAAGCTTGAAGCTTGAAGGCTTTCCATTTGCCATTCCAGTTAAAGTAACACGTTTTGAAATTTCTAAAGAAACTGAAAAGACAGTTTACTTTAATGGAACGTGGTTGCTTGAATCGGAATTCAACCAAGAGGTATCAGATCGACTTAAACCCATAGTTCTTCATGTTAATCCTGTAGTTCATGCTAACGGAGTAGATGGAAGCAAAAAATCAGCTTTCTTAGGAAAAGTCAAAAGGGGGAGAGTAGCAGCGTCAGACCCCAATTACTATTTTGAACCGTATGATGATGCCGAACTTTCTCTGCTTGAACAATCAAAGAATCTCAAGTAATTTAATTAAGGGGAACTAATCAATCAACTTTAAAGTTGATTGATTTTAAGCAGGTAAGTATCATTACTTATCTGCTTCTTTTTTTAAGCATATATTATTTATCTGACCCTATTAAATAATCTAACACCGGAGTAAAACTGATGACATCTTCAACTGATAGCTTTTTTACAAACTATGTAAAAAGTCAATATGAAACTAATCTTCCTCCATTTAATTCAACTTCGTCATCTGCTATAAATCTGTTTATTAGAAATAGTTTGCTAGCAGATTCCAACAATTCCGTATTTGACAAATTTGAAGAACTCGATATTCGTGATCGCTATCAATTACTTGCGCACCATTCCAGTTTAGCAATGATTAAACGTAAACAAATGGCAGATTTATTCAACCAATTGAGACTTGAATTTGAAAATGACTTTAACGTGTATCATTTCATAGATGAGCTTTTTGAATTCTTTGCTAAAGGTGAAATTCTGACAGTTGATGAAATACGAAACGAAATCAGTTCGTTCAGCCATGTCAATAACAATTCTGAAAACGAACTGATTGACATGCTAAACGAATTGAACGAAACAAAGCAGACTTCAAATGATCTATCAAACAGCATTCAAGGAACAATCAACGAAGCAGCCTCTTCAGTTAAAGAAAATGCTAAGAAGTTGAATGAACGAAATCTTAAGCATTACCGTTTAAACAAACTTAACAAGCTTGCTCTTCAACCTATGGCAACTTTAAAGAAAGCTGCATCTTCAACAATCTTAGAAACATTTCTTCAAGAGAACATCTCTAACGTTTTAATTGCACAATCTTCTGTTTTATCTGACTCTTCAAACCCATCTGATACTGTAAAGAAACTAACTTCATCTGTTGCATTAGGATTGACTTTTCAATTCAAGAAACGTTTTGAAGAAGACCCTTTAAATTCTCCTGAGCTAATGTACCAAAGCAAGTATGGAGACTCTTCATGGCATTTTATGTTAAAACTGTCACCTAACTTTGCAGGTAAACCTGTTAGAAAAATTCGAGTTCAAATTAATCCGTTATCAGGAGTAAACGAATCTGAACTGAACATTCTCATTCCTGAGTCTTTAATACCTGATGAATCTATTATGTGGCATAAGCCTACTTATGTTCTGTTTGAATTAAACAACGTTTTTATGAGCAAGAAGAAAAACATTTCTTTCAAGTTCTTACCTAAAGAAGCGTTAGGAGGCACAGGTGAAAATCTTCCTTACATCAATGCTTTGGTTTCAGTGTTCACTTCTTATTCAGAAGAGGATAGACTGAAAGTTCTTGCTATCTTCTACTCATTTCAATTCTATTCATCGTTTGCCAGTAAAGAGTTTAGAACTCATCTATTCACCGTTAACAACTTTATACTATTCTTAGATCAAGTAACTGAAGGCAACTCATTTCGTTATTCATTCGGAAAAATGGATGAAGTCTTCAATAAATACTTTAATCGAGACTCTAAAGAGTTTGTCACGCTTTTAAATGACTTCTTTAATGTCAAAGTTAGAAATTACTTGCATTATCCTGCAAACATTATGAACGTAAACCGTTACACAGATGAAGCTACATGCATCGATGACAACTATTTGCTTTCACTAGCAGATAGGGCGCACGCTCCATTGAAGAAATTTGGTGTAGGTGTTGAGTTTGATGAATTTGTTACAGCAACTAACTCTGAAAGTTTGTTTAAATCTACTGTTCTAACTCATTTTGATAGACTAGGAAAAATCTACTCCAATCCACATATTTTCAGAACTGGCATGTATAGTGATCCTGAAAAGTTCAAAACTTCATTAGACACGCTGATTGAACGTTGTTTAAACGATGACTATCGAGGAACATCTGGTCTGTTTGGAAGCGGAGTTTGTAATGGTACGTTAGACCTTACTAACTTAGAATTAGCATCAAAGAAGATGAAGATATCAGGAATGTTAGAACAGAACTTTGGTGTCGGATACCTTAACTCTTTAGCCACTCCTATCAAACTCATAAACGCTTATCCGCCTTTAATAAATCTTCTTTACGACTTTATTCTTGAACAATTCTTAATTGCTTCTAATGTAGATGAATTTAAACACTACATGCTAAATGAGTTTGGTTGGAATGAGTTAAAACATCAAGGAATCGATGTAGCTGTTCGGTTCAATTACTATATCTCAGATACGCTAATTAACAATCTTGTATCAAGTTCAAATGGAATTCCAAATGCTCATCTTCAATCGTTTCAAGCGTTTACAAAGTTCTTTGATAGTAGAGAAAGTTCGCTTCAAGGTTTAATTCTACACTACTTGTATGAAGAAAGTAAAGAAACTGGAAACGCAGTAATCTTGTAAAAGTATGCATTGAACTTCCCTTAGCCTTCATAGGGCTAAGGGAATACAGTGTTCTATTTTTTACCTATTGTCAGTTTAATAGGTTTAAAGCTTGTTAGAATGTCAATCTTGCTTGTTTTAACACTCATGTCATGAAACGACTTCAAAGAAGTATTCAAAACAGCAGAACCGATTTTAGTAGAGAGAGACCCTGCTAACTTGCTACCAAACTCATACATAGCATCACCTGCACACATGTTACAGATTTTGTCACTAGTGCAGAAGAGAGGAGAACGAATCTCAATTGTCTGACCGACTAAAGAATCTAGAACGTCTTTCTTTAAGAGAACTAATTTATTGCTAATCTTAGCAAATCTAAGATGATACAACATTGCATCTTTCTTAGTCAAGTTAACTTTATAGAGTCTCTTTGTTCCACAATCAGACTTCCTTTCGTCTAGTACTACATGACCTAAAGAAGCATTAAGAGACTTAACAATATAACCACCTATCTGCGTTCCTACAGCTCGGTTGAAGCTAGCTGTAGTAAGCATATCATTATATTTCCACAAGTCTTCTTTAGGTACTCCATCAACTAAATTAGCAGTAGAAATGTTCATTTGAGAAAAGTCATTACTTCTAGGAATCGCTCCTCTAGCCATAGACGTATTCTTGTAATTGTTACCAAAGCCTTTAGAAGCTCCACTGTTATAGATAGCCATACCCGGAGTGTCCATCTTAGTTAAAGTAGTTTCAGCTAAGTTAACTAAGTCTTTTTCAACAGCTATGTAAGCATTCACGTCATTAGAAGATATAGTTTCAGCATGTTTCTTGAATGCTGCTTTTTTAGCAGCTTCAACTTCTTTCAATGGTCTGATGGTATCAATATCAAGACTGAGACTCATGAAGCTAGCTATACCAAATCCTAACCAATGCCATCTATCAATGAACTCATGCATAATCTTATTGTCTATTTCATCTTCAACATAAGCTAATGCAATCCTATCTTCAATAAACCCTTTAGTAGATTTATCAAAAGGTTTGTTGATGTAACCAAATATTCGTTTAAGGACAGGATCAAAGAAAGAAAAGTAGTTAAAGACTATTCGCCCTAAGGTTGTTTCAATCTTAGTTTCAGCTATTGTAAAGCCTAAGGAAGCTAATTCTTCTTTGGTAAAAAAGATAGGATACTCGTTGTTGTACTTTTGCTTATCAGATTCAGAATATGAGAAGCTGTCAAGAAGAAATTGAAGAGTAATCTTATGAGTAGGATCTGGATTTCCTTCATCGGGAAGTATAGATTTGATAAACTCTTGTTTCTGTGCTTCAGTCACAGGAGTTTTATTTCGAATATCAGTTGCCATTGGAGTTTTGCCTTTTTAGAACTTGAATCATACTTGTGTTTTTAGGTGTTTTTGCTAAACATAACTATGTAGACAAAAATGCTTCTAAACTGAAGTAATTGAACGATGTACTTGATGATACGCACAGTAAACTTGTAGAACCATATTGCTTGGTAAGGGCGGTTGTTCGCCACCGAACGTCTAAACGTATCATCACAACGAGAAAGTCTTGTTCCAAGAGCAATTAAGCTGAAACACCGGAACTTACATACTGGAACTAAGTCATCCCAATTATATTGAAACGAAGTAACAATAGCGTTTACACACCACCTGTTTTTGAAGATTGTTTCCCATGATAGGATATCCGTTCATACCTTATTCAGCTTAAACGCTGATGCTGTGCATATCACTTTACAGTGGTATGCTAGAGGGTAGCGCGAAGGTAATAATTTTTAAAGATCAAACATATATTAATTCTCTGAATGAAACAATGTTTCGTTTAAACCCATTTTAACTTTTATAAAGGAATTTACTATTATGTACAACAAACAACGTATTGCAGACACTCTGTTGATTTTAGCAAGTAACAACGCATCGGTGGTAATGTCAGGGTCAGCGGCATTAGTGTTAAAGGATATCATTCCGTACGCGAATGACCTAGATATGTTTACGTTTGATAATTTTTCATTTTGGAAAGTCGTAGAGCTTTTCAAACTGAAAATCATTGAAAACACGGATATCACGACAAAGTCGTCCCTGTACGCGCATATCGAAACTAAAGATACCGACATCGAGATTTCATTTAACGATGAAACTTCGACCGATCCAATCGGTCTATTCTTAGAACAGTTTGCAAAACCGGAGAGACCTTACGTCACCTCCTTAGAGGAGACTATTAAGTTCTACGAGGAGGTCATCAAGACTACTCGGAAAGACCCTACCAAGTTTGAAAATCGAATTCAGTTAATTAAAGACCATCTGAAATAAGTCGGTTTACGTGGTGGGAAACAATGAATTGTATATAGTCAGTACGACCTTGTCACCAAAGGCGAATTTAACGAAGTAGCGGTTTTACTTCAATACATAAACCTTCTTAGGAGGTTTATGTTTTTTTCATTCATGAGGACGAAACACTAATGAAACTAGCCATAATTATTAAAGGCAATGCCAATATTATCTCTCTTCCTAGGTGGAGATCAAAAGCTAACAAATTCTACTCTGAAATTGAAGAAATTCTAATCAAACGGGGTTATTCGGTTGAATTTGATCCGGGTTTAGATTTCACTAAACCAAAAGAAGCCGATTTATACGTTGCACATTCTCGCGGGATGAGTCGTTTGCAATACACTGATCCTAACGTACCGAGAATATATGTTGACGATTTCCTTCCAAAAGATCACCTAGATCTTTACGGTAAACCACAAGATGCACATTTTATAGTAAGTGACAGTTTACGAGCTGAATTAGAACGGTGTTAGGGGATATTCATCTCTTTACGCTCACATCGAAACTTTTGAAAACCTTATAAAGACCATCTGAAAAAATAACATTGAAAAGTAGCTAGAGATAGCTACTTTTTTTAAGTTGAGTAATGTTAGCAAAAAAATGAAGCCTATTAAGGCTTCATTTAAAAGGTTTACACGATTGGTTGATCTACAAAATCTACAGCATAAACAATTGAAGTTTTTTGGTTTGTACAAGAAGCATAACGAACAAGCTCTTTTTCTTGCTGACTAACAAGTTTAGACATGCAACCACCAATGTCAAGTTGATCCGTTCCTTCGCTAGGATACAAGAACGAATGAATTTCACAATAATCAATATCATAGAATTTTACAAGTGTCATATTAGACATTACGGGTCTTAGAAACATTTGCTTGTCAGCTGGTGTTGCTGAATCAGTAAAACAGTTTTCAATTCCTAACCATTGTTCAAATGATGATTTAAACAGCTTCAAATGGCTTTCTAAGTAGGCTAACTCTAACGAAGAAGGTTCACTTCTAAGCTTCGTTGGATACTGGTCTACTGCTGCTTTTGCTGATACTAGACCTTCTAGACTTTTTCTAACTAGACTGATTGTCATTTCATCTTCCTTAAACATGTTAATTACAAGGGTTTAGGTTAAGAAATAATCAGTGATTTATTGCTTGAACCTATTCAATTAATATATGTTTGAAAAAAAGAAGAACCCTAAGGCTCTTCTTCTCCAATAAGTACGGCTACCAACCGTACTTGTTTACCCCCACCTGTTTGAGGAAGAATTCTTCCACGTCCTGATATCCGTCAATATCAGCGGCTGTCCAATCACCAGCGTAGGCGAAATAGAGGAGTTCTTGGTGGCCTTCTTGCCCAACGTCGATTTTCACAGTGGCGACTAAGTAGCCATTGATTGTATCGGCAAAACCACTCATCAACTTCTGCATTTCCCCCCAACTCGAAATCTCGACTGGTAGGGTTGCTCTCAAAGCTCCAATTGCAATGTGGATCTTGCGAACGGTAGAAGTAGTCATGATACACCTCCATTAAATGAATGAAGTCTTACATCTCGAAAGGAACGCTCCTGTATGTATCACCTAAATAATATATGTTTGATTTCAGAGGGTTCGTAGAAGTTTAGCTACACTGAATGCCATGTAAAGTAATAGCGCTTTACGATAACGAAGATTAACACTCTCTTTAACATCATCTCCATACTGTAAACGAATGAAGTATTCAAGTAATGTATGCTTGAAAAAAAGAAGAACCCTAAGGTTCTTCTTCTCCAATAAGTACGGCTACCAACCGTACTTATTGATCCCAACCTGTTTGAGGAAGAACTCCTCTACAGTTTGGAAACCTTCAATGTTAGCAGCGCACCAAGCGCCGCCATAACTGAAGAATAACAGCTCACGATGGGGTTCTTGTTTGAACCCCACGTCCATCTTTACAGTGGACACTGACGACCCATCGATTGACGAATTGTTCAACAGGGTCTGCAATGCAGACCAACTGGCGATTTCAATCGGCAATTCAATCGTCATTGAACCACTGTTGATGTGGATCTTGCGAACGGTAGAAGTAGTCATGATACACCTCCATAAATGAATGAAGTCTTACATCTCGAAAGGAAAGCTTCTATATGTATCACCTAAATAATATATGTTTGATTTCAGAGGGTTCGTAGAAGTTTAGCTACACTGAAACTCTTGAATACTGAATGTCATGTACAGTAATAGTGCTTTACGATAACGAAGATTAACACTCTCTTTAACATCATCTCCATACTGTAAACGAATGAAGTATTCAAGACCATCTCTGATAGATACGATGTTACTGTCAGTTATGTTGATTTTGTTAAATGTAGAAATTGCAAAAGCTACAAATTGATCACTGCACATAATTCGAGTATCTGAAGTTCCATTCTTTTCTAACACTGCCCCTAACATTCCTGCTACTACAAATTCTAAATGATCTGAATTGTCCTCTTTAACAATTTCAATCAAACGCATTAAGTTTGATTCACTTGCTAAAGGTTCAAACTCATGAGCTAATCTAAGACCCTTTTTGTTTATTGCAGCTGAAGTAAACCAAAGTCTAAAGTTTTGAGCAAATCTAGCAATTGTATTACTCCTAGTCTCTCGCTCAATTTCAAACTCACCTTCTTCACCTGTAGCAGTAGACGAATCAACTTTCATGTAAAGATTGTGAGTATAGTTGTGCTTAAATTCATCATACACATTCTTAATGAACGAGTTAACACGAGTTCTAAAACCTTCCATGTATTCAAACATGTCATTATCTACGTTTGAGAGAAGTCTCGGTTTGTAGTTCTCTAATACTGATTCAGATAACTTGCTTAAAGCTCTTTGAAGTGTTCCTAGACGTTTAATATCATACTTGTTAGAGAGATTATTTACTGTATAGTCCATTACTTCAACTTTAGCACTGCCATGTGTAAAGTATGTAAGGTACAAAAGAGAATAAAGCTTTAAGACTGTATATGCTAGTACAGCGTTTAGCATCTTTTCATTTTTAGTTTCTAAGTAGTATTTAGCTGCAAGAATTAACCTCAAATAGAATGACTCACTCTTAAATGACTTTGCTACAGGTTTCATATCTGTCGACAGCTCCATTACACTAGTGTATTCAGATTCAATTCCACTAGTTAATTGGTAGATAGGCGTATTACTTAGTAGTGGTCTTTGATACAATCCTGCTGCTGAAAGTATTGTATGGTTTTGATGAAAAATCTCTGTTAGCTCAGAAACAAATTTATCTTGAGCGGATTTGTTTGCAAGATTACTCTTTATTCTGTTGTAAAGAGGTAAGAATTCTTTTGACATTATGTTTCAGTCCTTGATTGTGGATAAGATCATTACTGTGTTGCTGCTATAAAAAAGAGAGGATTGCTCCTCTCTTAATTTCTACACGACTTTGTTAGTCATGTAGAAGTCGAATGCTGCTTGAGCGTTCGATTCATTTAGTTCGCGATGTTCATTAAGTGAACTAATGCCGTAACCCAAGCGGGCTACTGCATTAGTGTATCCGCTCCAAATCCCTTTTTCAGGGATTGTTACTTTTCCACCTGACGGCATCATAACTGTGTAGCAAGCTTTTTTAGAGCCTGCTACTTTGATGAATACTTTCTTTGCCATTTGTATAATACTCCTATGATATAAAGGGGGGGAAAGAGAATTAGCAGCGTTTCCAGCTGCGTATGATTTGCGTGGTTGGCATAGGGGGTAATCTAGGAAATCCAAACATGATACACCTCCATTAAATGAATGAAGTCTTACATCTCGAAAGGAACGCTTCTGTATGTATCACCTAAATAATGTATGTTTGTTTCTAACAAAACCGTAAAATAACAATAGTCTTGTTTAGGGACTATTGTTATTCAAGTTAAATAAACATTAAACTAATTCATCTGTATGTTTGATGAACTTAACAAGTAAATCTTCTTTAGCTTGTTTAGCAGCATTATTATTATAGTACTTTGTGGAGATATAATTGTTACGTCTGTCAAACTGAGACTCGATTAAATCAGATAACTGAGTAGATGTTTCAACTCTCGCTTTAGCTGAAAGTTCTTTAATGATAGTTAGAAGCAGAGATTCTACATCTTTAACTAAACCAAAGAAAGCAGGTTTGTTAAGCTTAATAACGTCTAATTCAGAAACTCCCATAAACTTATGAGGCTTCATGTTTGTAAACTCATTCAATGTTTTCATTGCAAGATTCTTAATGTCATACACTAAGAATCCTAGATGAAACAAAAATTCATTACTGATATAGTCAACTTTATCATTAAGACGATCACGATCAGTTTGATAGAAAGAAGATGGTTCTTTTAAGTGTAAGATCTTTAAGAACTCGTATTCACTAAACACTTCAGGATTTTCAAACATCATTACTCTAAATGCAATACTTAAGGATCTCAGATAAAACAGACAGTCAAAGAACTCAGATACTACATCTTCTTTAGACAATGATAATTGAGCTTCAAACTGATGCAAATCAACTGAATCGTCTAGTTGACTGTCATCGTAATCAAGCGTTACTGATTCTAATGCTAGATCAAACTCTAACAACTCTACAGCTAAACGTGTAGCAGTCTCTTTGATTGGATTAACTATAACTGAATCACTGTTGAACAAGTTAGAGATGACCATCTTTCGATGATTTTCTGAAAAGAATGTAAGTTGTTTTAGTTCTTTAGGCGTAGTCATTTATAAACTCCTTGTCAATGTTAATTAGACTTTTAAGGTTTTCGTTCCACTGAGCTGCCGATCTTTTTCGATCGTCAGCTTAAAGTTCAATTTTAATACTCATGATATGTTTCTCGTAAAAAGGTTAATAAAACGGTTTATGCCTTAGAAGATATCTCCTAAGGCATAGAATAAGTATATGCTTAAAACTAAAACTCATCTTCTTCAGATGTTTCTGTTATAGGATTTGTTTTAGCATGTTTACGAAAAGTGTTCAAAGACTTTTTAATAGCAGAGCGCCTATCAACATTCTCTTTAACAGAAGGTTCAGCTTTAGGATTAAACTCAGTTGAAGAAGGTTTAGCTGCTTCATTCATATGAAGATCGTCAAGAAGATCTCCTATGTTTAATACACCTATAGGAGCTTTCTCATTAATGTCATCTATCAAATGAGGAGTCTGTTTCCAGTTAGCAAAAGGTTGTGCAAAATAAATAGGTGCAGTGGGGTTAGGTTTACCACGGGACTTAATTAGTTTGATTGTTTGAAACGACTTATGAAGAACTTTACTTAGCTCAATATAGATCAAGAACAAGAAATCGGTATTCTCTACCATTAGCTTCGATTCACCTACAGACTTAGTACCAATCTTTTCAAGAACGTTTAAATTGCCTTTTTCAATACCTTCTTCAAGAGCAGCGATTGCTTCACTGTTAAGCTGAACAGCTGATGCAAGCATCACATTCTTAACTTTAGCAATAGTAGCAAATTCGTCAACTACTGCACCTAAGTCTAAACGGATGTCATTTCGTTTGTCAACTGGATTAATCCGTTTAGTGTAATCTTGAACAATTGCTTTAACACAGTAACCTAAGTTATTGTAGTAGTCAATGATGTTTTCAAGATCTTTGGTGTTAATAGATTTGTTACGACGATATAAGAAAGCTAGAGCAAAACTATTGTCATTGTTGAAGCCTTCACTGTGAAACAAATCCATTACTTGCTTAGGAGTTTGTTTCTTAAACGGATTAGAAAGAACATACTCTTCTGGAAAGAAGAGTTCATAAATTCGTTGAGCAGTTTCAACTTGAGAGTTTTCACCTGAGATGTAAATAGCAATGTTGCGTTTACCTGTTGTTTGGTCTAAACGTTCAGGATTGTATTTCCAAATCCAAAACATGATTCTCATGAGGAATAAAGATTTACCTGAACCTGCTGGCCCACCAAACAAATATTCTCTTCCTAACTCTAAACCACCTACTTCACCTAGTTGTCTATTCAATAATTGAAGTCCTGTCTTTAATACGTTAGTAGGGTCGTTTAACTTCTTAATAGACTTTTCAAAGACAGCTTCAGCTCTATAGCTTTCTTCGTCAACTCCTAAGATGAAATCTTCTGCTTCGTCGTCGGAAAGAGTGGGAGATAGAGTCTTTCTAGTAACATCTAATGTTTCACAAAACTCTTGAACAAACTCTTCTAGGTCTCCCCCGAAGTCATTATTTTCAATTCGGCTTACTAGATCAATTAGCTCATCTTTGTGCTTAAATAGACCAATGTAGTTTTTTCGGTTCTTGATGTATTTGACAATTAGACTATAGTCAATTTCATCATTAGCAGCTTTATCTTCAGCACTAGCAAATTCATCTTCAACTACTTCAAGCTCATCTTCATTTGCAAAGTTAGATGTAATGACTGCTACTATATCATCAAGGCTCATTTCAGGATGTTCAATAAATGTCTTACTTAGAAAGATGATTAAACTATAAAGCGTTTTAAGCCTAAATTCTTTAAACGATGAGATAATATCAAAGTCTAGACTTATAAGATCATTACATAAAATTCGTTTTTCAAAAGGATTGATTTCTGCAAAGACTAAGCAGGCTAATATGCTGTTCAACATGTTAACATCTAAGTCAATTAAGACTTTCTTTTTTTGATTACCGTTATAACTCATTGATCACCTTCTTTACCATCATCTAACCACTCGTTGATGTCATCAATTGTTACAGTTGTTTCACTCTTAGTAAATTCAGATAGAAATAGTGAAACTGCTTCACTTAGTTGATTGTTAGTTACTAACGCAGACAGTCTCATAGGAAGCTCAAACTCAGTTTGATTGTTTTCACTAGTGGTTTTAATCATTTCTTGAAGAGTTTCATGCTTAGACTTATTCACAGTGTCAACTACAATTCCTTTAGAAGTGTCAGTTAAGTAGATTTGTTCATCAATTGCTTTCTTGGTAGGTTGCAATGTAATATAGTCGTAATATTTAGATGACTTTAAGAGCTGAATGTAAGTATTAAACTGAGCAACTTGTTCGTCCTTAAACTTTTGTGTATAGAAGATTCGTAAGAAGTTAATAGGAGAGCTTTCAGATTGAAATAGGCTTTCAACTACAGGAATAAACTCGTTTGGAGATGAACAGCTTTTCAGAATGTGCTCTAGCGTAAATGACTGATACACTGGCGCTAGGTTGTTTTCAATTAACTTGTAAGACCATTTTTGAGGATTTTCAAGATTGATTGTGTAATGAAGAAAACCCTTTTTCTCAACTTCAAGATGAGAGTTTCGACTAAACGCACCATGATAGATTAACGAACCTATTGTAATTGAATGAGTATGAATGTGACCACACCCTACAAACGTTGAACTGATTCGCTTTAATTCTTTCTCATCAAAGACTACATGGTTAGGATGATCTTTCTCAGTTTCAATGATCTTAGACAAGAATGCTTTTGACTTAATTGTGCCATGCATGAATACAGCAAAGTAAGTATTATCAGGAACATCGTAAATTAACTTAGAATAGTAAGCTTTCTCATCTGAAGGATATTCTTCAGGAAGAAGTAAGAACTTAAAACCTTCTCCTAGCTCTACAGCTTGAGCTTTGTTTGCAAATACAAATAACTCAGAAGGAATGATTTCCTGAATCAACGGAACTATCTTTTCAAGCTGATCAAAATCGTGTGTATACGTTCCTCTCATTAAGAAGAATACAATCTCTTTTTCTTTACAGATGTTAGCTAGTTCAATGAAGAACTTAATTGAGTTTTCTACTACTTTAGAATTGAACTCTAATCGATAATCAAAGAAATCTCCATCTAATACTAAGATGTCTACTTCGTTATTTCGCAAATAACTAGTTAGCAGAGAGAGTTCTTTAAAGATATCATGTTTTCTCTTTTTAACATGAACATCACCGAACTGAATAATAGACAATATATTTTCACTCATAACATTCTAACTCCTGATTAGTCTCTTAACATTAATATATACTTGAAATGAACATAAATTTGAACTTTTCGAATTCCGAAATCATTTTTTCACTACCTATCAAATTGTTGAAATTAGCAAAAGGACAAAGATTATGCGTAGTCTACGTGATACTAAATTCTTTGGGTTGGCATATGAGTCGTACCCTAAACACTTGAAAACAGAAGTCGACCCAAAGAACATTTTTCACAACAAACGTCTAAGTGAATCTCTTTATGACGTACTAAATCGAAACAAAAGCCTTTACAGCAGGATCATAGAACTTTCAGTAAAACCAAACGAAGACACTTTCTTTGTGTGTGGTAAAGGCTTTGAGTCAAATGTTACATGGTTTCCAGTATGGATGAATGCTGTAGATGGGAAACTGATGACATACATAAATGTGTCACATTATTCAAAATGTAATGAAGATAGTCAAGTTCGTCAAAGCATTTTACTAGGATTGTTATTAGGTGCAGCAGTTCTTCGTCTCTCAGTGATTAAGCAAGATATGATGAAAAAGAGTCTTAGTTTATTGAAAGAAACAGCTGCAGTATATTCTAAATTAGCAATCAAAGTACTAGATCGTCAATTTGGTTTGTCACTTAACAAGAATGACGTTACTAAAACAAGATTTCTGTTAGCAAAGTTTTACCTTGTTTACCAATTAGGTCTAGATTCAAAAAGTGAGAGAACTGATCAAATTGCAGTAAACGTTCTAAATAGAGATGAATCAGTTTTAGCTATTACAGGAGTTGATTCATTATTTTCAGATGAAGACTATCATGACCCTGTAAGGTTCTTCCACATATTAGGACAAGTTGTTTCTAAAATGAATGGTCTTTCATTCAAAGTATTCTTGCTTAATTCAACTCAGATGTACGGTGAAATGGTAGCTTTGTCGCTAGAGTATTTTCCTTACTTCTTGTTTTTGATTGTTTCAGTTTCAGCAGGAGCTAGTTTGTTTAACTCATTTGCTACTGAACAATACGTTGCTCAGCATGAAGCAGCTATCATTGCAGCTATCCTGCAGATTGCTGAAACTCATTAATTGATGGAGCAAATGAATTATGTCAGGAAAAGTATTAGACTACTATTCGGCTGAAGAAATCAATCGTATCTTAAAGTATTCTTCAAATCTTGTAGTAAAGCAAAAGCAGAAGTCTAACAAGTACGAAACTAGCAAAAGTGTTGAAACTGGAAACATCTTAAAGATAATTGGAATGGGATACCCTATATCATTCCTATCTACAAATGATTTAACTCTTAAACTGTCAGAAGCTGAAATTCAGCTGTTTATAGATGACTATCATTTAAACACTTCTGACATTTATTCAATGTACAAAACCTATACAGATAACGCAGGAAACTCATTTACAGAACTTCAAGAGATGCCTGTCAAAAAGTCTAGTTCAAGTACTACAATATCTTCTAGGTCTCATTCGTTTTTTGAATCTAACTTGTATTATGTAAAGCTCTTTCTAACTAAAGGAGTTAATATTCTAACAGCTAGAAATGGAAGAGACTATGACATTATTCATGAAACAGATCTTTCTTCATTAGATACTAATACAAGAAAGATTTTCTATGAAACGTTTCAAGCTAATAGAGACTACTACGTTAGAAATCTGTTTAATCCTTCTTTTATGTTTGAGAAAGAGTACGATAATTTCAACTGTTTCTTTATTACAATCATGACTTTGATAGAAGTATTAGGAGATAAAGTTACTGACTTGTTTAATGTTGATACTCTTAACAGCTATCACATCTCAAATCTGTTGTACTCTTACGACATAACGTTTATGGATGAAGTTCCACTTCACTATAAACGTAAGCTTTTAAGAAACCTTAACTTTCTTATTAACAATAAAGGCAGTAACGTTATATTCACTACAGTGCTAAGTATTTTTGGCTTTAAGAACTCAAAAGTGTTTAAATACTACTTAGCTAAAACATTTAAGAAAGGCGATGACGGGTTTTACGATTTTACTGATCCAGACCTAGTATTCTACAAAGTTCCTATTGAAAGTCTATCTATTGAAGAAGCATTTAAGAAGAACGAAATTGATGAATTGACATTTGAATCAGTTATAGCTGGTGATAAGTATTGGAAAGCTAGTAAAGCTGAAGTCTTGCAGAAAGAGTTCAACCATGCAAACAGCAAGTATTATGACATTGTAACAGCAATTGACATGCAACGCGTTTCAACTAATTTGTCATACTTCTATGATGCGTTAAGCAATGTAGAATACAATTTCAAAGATGCTCCTTTTGAAGTAATGGAGTTCAATTCTAGGTTTTCTAAAAATGGAAACAATACATCATTGTTTGACTTGTTCATAGCTGTAAATATCTTGAGTCTTTTCATGATTGGTTTTGAGTCTAATATTTACAAGACTCCTTCTGATGTCAGAGCTATTGCTTTAGGAGAAATACAAATCTATTCTGAAACACCTCAAATAGGTAATAGTTTTCCTGAAACAATTGATCTATCTAGACTAACCAAACCGACTCGTGATCTGTTAGGTTCTGACTTGATATATTCTATGTCACAGTTAAAGTCAATAACTAACAAAACTACGTTTGTAGAAATGTTTGATGCTAACCTTAAATTAAAAGAAGCAATTGAAGAAGCTATAAAACTATCTTCTGACTATGACGAAGTTCAAATGCTTGAAGAAGACTATAAGTACTTGTTTTTTAGTACTCTAAATCGTTTGATCTTTAAAGAACACACAACTTATTTAAGCTATTTGTACGAATCTTCTCCGGGTCTTGCAGATGAAATAAGTATAGCAATAAACTCTGATTTTGCAAAACAAGAAGGAGAAAATCTTCTTATTGAAGTACTATCAGTAATTGAAAAGCTGCTAGATAGTGAGAACATCAACTTCTTTGCTATAAGTCAACGTTACATTATCAACTATGCAAGAAAGCTCATTGAGTATTTCAAGTCATACACTATTCAATTGCGATCTTTTTCAGTCTTTTATCGTTTTGATACGTATGATGAATACTTGAAAATACTAGACAAACCATTTTATGATGGAAATACAGATGTGACTGATAGTCCTATTCTGTTTGATAGTTTTACACCGCACGGAAGCTATCAGAAATCATCAAAACTAAATATGTTATCCGATCAATTCCGACTAAAGGTGATTTAGAATGCCATTTGAAACATTAACTGTTGAAGACTTTCTTCGAACATCTGATTACCATGATTCTAATTCTGTAAGCACGACATTAGAATTTATGAATGACTCTGACAACTTAAAAGAGGGTCTTAACGGAGTCTTAAACTTTATAAACCCTGCAAATGGACAACTTTTGTTTCGTAAATCAAACAAAGTAGTTTTACGTGGAAGAACATTTGCTATCGAAAACGTCTTTAAGAAGATGGTAAACCCTCAAGTTGCAACAAACTACCTAGCAAACCTTAATCGGAAAGTAAACTTTTTCAAAGTAGGAAAAGGCGGAACACCGATTAACGATCTATTTGCACCTTTAACTATTTCGCCTATTTCTGAAATGCTAAATAGTGAAATTCCATTTCAATCTATTCCATCAAATGCACAACTTCTAGCAACTGATCCAACTACGTACATTCTTCCAGTAGTTGAAGGTGCTAAAACGTCTTATTACGGAAAGCAGTTTGACAATCGTGATCCTGAATTCATTTTCAGTAAAGAAGACAATCGAGTCGCTATTCGAATGGAACTTAGTATTTCTGAGTATGATTTGCGTGATCGTTATATCAATGAGCTAGGTTTGTATTTCAGCACTACTTCATTTGCACAACCCGAACTTTATTCAAAAGTACATTTTCCATCAGAATCATTTACAGGTACAAAAGGACTATTAGTCGAATACTGGGCTTTTGCTTAAAAATAAATAGGAATAGGACTTAAAGTCCTATTCCTATTGCGTATCTTAAAACAAGTCTATTACAAATTCAGCTGTTTGCTTATGAACAATCTCCATTAGTTTATCAGTGTTAATTGCAATTGCAGAAGTTTCAGCTTCTGTATCGTTCACTGTATTATAGTAAGTATCAGAATCGCTTAAGAAACCTACTGCGTCGTTTTCATAAACTTCTTCATAGACTTCAAAATCAACAAACATCATAAAGTAGCTTACTAACTTGTCTAAGTCGTTTTCTTCAAAGTAGTCTGTAAACAATTCAACTGCTTTTTCTTCAGACAAGACTATTTTAGAGAGTAGATTTAAGTATTCTAACGGAATGTAATTAGGTTGTAAGATTTCTTTAGCTGAAGGAAGATTCATACTGGCTTTAGCTAAATCAAGTGTTTGCCGTAGTTTTAAGATTCCTATGTCATATCTTCCTTGAATGTTTTCACTATGTAAAAGTCTTTGCGTAGCAGTGAAAACTGAAGTTTTTGGAATTTTACCCCCAAACATTTGAACATTGAAGTACGAAGAAAGAAAGTTGTTTGTTCGCACAATTGATTGGTCTATAGCTTTAATAACAGGTGAATTCGCTAAGTCATAGCTAGAAGAAAAGGCTGACTCACAAAGACCAGACTTTGCATTTTTGTCTAGCAAGAGAGGGACAATTAATTTAAACGGGTTTGCCGTATACAAAATAGATTCGCTATATTTGCTATCATCTAAGATTTCAATAGGACTATGTTGAATGGGACTAAAGAACTCTTTGATGTTTCTAAACTCTGAACTTGGTCGTTTAATGAGTGAAGATGTATAAGGAGACATTGTTTCAATTGCTTTGTCGAGATACAGGTCAAACTCGTTAGCTGCATATTCAATTTGGATAAGACCCTTTTTACGTTTCATTACAGAGTAAGAAGTGTCTTTAACTAAATCATCAACAAATTGGTTTGAAGCTTTTTCAAAGGAATTAAGCAATTCAGATTTTATACGCGTATTACTGGTTAGTGTTGCAAGGTCTTTGCTCTTACTATTGTTGCGACTAAAATTAACAGGACATGCTATAAATCCACCGCCTAAGCGTGTTAAGTCTTTCTTTGAAAGAAGCTTGTTAATATAAACATGTTGTCCGTTTCTACTAGAAGCCTTTAAAATGCTATCTTTAGTAATTTTAGCAATAGAAAGAGTGAGAGTGTCTATATCTTCTTTAGATGACATAAAGTTTGTATCGTTGAACAAGTCTGAAACAATGACTACAGAATCTATAATCACGTTAACTGCTGACATTGGAATGAGGAAAGTTAAGTTGTTTAAGTCAACTTTGTTATTAAATAACGAAGCTGATTCGTCATTTGCACGTTTTTGATAAAACAGTCTAGTAGGAAAATAGACTTCATTCATATTAGCTATTTCAATTCTTGATTTAAACGAAATAGCTTCTTCAAGTGAAGAAGGAGTATTGATAATTGAATGAACGCGACTAATCTCTTCAGTGCAGCTTATGTAAGTCCTCCAAAGCTCTTTGTAATAGTCTGATTCAGTATCTAAACCATCTAAGGCTATATAAAGCTTACGCGACCTTTCAGTTACATCTTTCTTGTAAATTTTGTACATACTGTCTAGTACAACAGCAGGTAGCTCATTAAAGAGACTTCTATTACATAAAGTCTTTGAATCAACGTAAGCTACAATTTGAGTTTTTACAGATTTGTCAAATGAAACGTTTTTGATTTCATCTACAATTTCAGAAGGAAGAAAGACATTTCTAGTTGTTACTGAATCAAGTTTGAATGCAAGAGAAGTAAGAGGTTCTGAACGTTTCTTAATCTTGAATGAGTAGTCTACTCCTAATAGATTAGGAGCATAATAAAAGAATAGTTCTAAGTACTTTTTACTCAATGTAAAGTCTAGTAATTCATCTTTTGAAAGACTGTTTAGAAAGTTACTTGAAAAGATGAATTCAATTACGTCATGACTGAAAGCACGCATAGCAGCGTCTATTTCAGGCGTGACTCCTAACAGTTCGTTAGTGTAAGCTGAATTGAACGAATTAGACGGGAAGAAAGTTTGAATTATGCCTTCATTGAAAAAGCTTCCTTTCAAAACAGTTTCTAACAAATTTAACACTTCTTTAAGAGTTTTGTTTTCTAGGATCAAAGGTTTTTTGATTACTGCTTTTGCAGTTTTGTTTGACAATTTAATAGCCATGATGAATACTCCGTGTTTATTAGGTTGAACATGTAATTTATATATGTTTGAAAAAGAAAACAAACAGTGGAGACAATCTCCACTGTTTGCATGTTTTGTTAGAAAACTGATAGTCTACAATCTTTGATAAATTGCTTAACTTGTTTTAAGAATGTCAAACTGAAAACAACGATTAGTTTAATGATATTCATAATGTAATATTCCATGCAATGTTAAAGAATGGTTAGCTTACATAAGCTAACCATTTGTAGTGTTAAAAGTTCTCTGATATGTTGAACGTGTCTTCTGAATAAACAGATTCTAACAGTTCATGAAGCTCTACGACAATTTGACTTGATGCAGCAACTTTTCCGTTTAAAGCAGATTCAATGAAACCCGGATAAGTCATAAGAGCTTCGTTTATCAAACCTATTACGCGAGGAGGAGTATAATAAGACGGAATAACATTGTAACCGTTTCCTTCAGACGTATTAAACACACTTCCTAAATTTACAAATGGATTGAATGTGATTGCAATTTCACGACCATCGTAATTGTACTTTACGTTGGCATGGATAGTTGTGTCACGCGTGATTGAATCAATTGTATCAACAACAAAATACTTTTTAGTCAAATCATAATAGATTCCAGCCATGGTATATTGAGCAGCAGCAACTAAATAAGCACTTGTTTCAGAAGCTTCTAGTGTCTCTGATTGAAATGGACTAGCTTTAAAGATGTCACTAGACTGAATTAACTCTTTTAGTTCAAGCGGGATATCTGAGCTAACTTCAAGATCATTAGTATCTAACACATTTGCCAAATTGATATGTTTGAAAGCCTTTGTTTTTGCTTTCAAACTCATAGTTACAGCAGGTTTTGTATGAGCACGTTCAGTCTTTGCAAACTTAGTAATTTCATTAAAAACTGCAGTGTTCAAACGACACTTGAAAGCAGTTATGTTGATAGTTGGATTAGATATAGTGAAATGATTGAAGTTGAAAGAAGGATTTAACGCTGAAGAATCATATTGAAACGGTTCTGTTTGATAGCTACTGAGACGTTCTAAGTTCTTTAGTTTTTCAGCATACGGAACTGATGCAAATCTCCAATGATCTTTGTTAGACGGGATAACAAAATCAACCATTGAAGGATCGGAACTAAAAGCTTTGACAGTAGGAGCATAGAAAACTTGTTCATCTCTGAATGGAGAGTTTTTGCTTTTAAATCGACTGAGAGGTTTAAACGGATTGTTTTCTTCAAGCATAAAGAGATCATGCGATTCGTTAGAATAGAGTAATGCTGCATGAGAAAAGCAAAGCCTTCTGAGACATCCATTAACACTTTCTCTGTTGTCACGAGCATGTTTGTACATCTGGTTGAGTGAATTAACAAGAGAACTAGATTGAATGGAAAAGCTTTCAAGCTTACTTGTACTAGCATCTTTTATAACAGGAAGCTGAAGGTTAGCATTAGAGGACAACATGAATTTCTCTATGTAAGATGACACGAAAAACGTTTCGTGATCAACATCACGGTAGCTTCGGTTTGAAGATGGAATGGTATTTTCAGAGAAACTGACAATTACATCAGAAGTATCATCGTCGTAAGAAGAAACTAAACTATGCAAATCGGTATTGTTATTTTGAATTTCAAAAGATGCAATACCATTAACAGCAAACAAACTAGCTAACTCTTTATTTTGAGAAGCTTTAGGATCAGAGAGAATACTGCGAAAGATTAAGTTTGTTACTGGTTTGATGTGAGATGGAATAGTTTCGTTGTTTGAAGCTAAAGTGTTTGGAACGGTTTTATTTAAAACAACAGCTGTTTCAATTTTGTCGAGACATTTAGGACTTGCGTTGAACGCTAGTCTAGGCGAAAGATGCGAAGAACTTACGTATCTAGAAGTAGTAGCAGATTCAAACATCATGTCAAGCTTCCACTTAAACTTGTTAGCAGTGGACGCTAGAAAAGGAAGTCTGGAAAGATTGTGTGTTTCAATCTTGTCATCATCAAACACTACAAATTTCCATTTTCGATTGATGTCGTGGCGACGACCTTGAAACATGTTTCCATTGTTGCTAGCATCAATAAACGCAGCATTTTGATTGATGGAATTATAGGGAAGAAATGGGTACATTACATGAGTGCCTATTCCCCCGAAACCACGGACAAGAACAGAGTGTTCAGTATGTTCAAATTCAATATTGAACTCGTTATGTTCTTCTAACTCATCCAAAGAAGAATCAAACAAAGAAAATGGAATAACTGAAGGTCTCGCTTCTTGAAACAAACGCTCTGTAAAGAAACTGATAGAGAAGTAATCATTTGGGTTTGTCTTTACTTTAGCAAGAATTAGCTTTTCAGGAGAAACACGATCAGAGCTTAACTCATTTAAACCTGCTGCAACTAATGCAACGTTTGTTTGGTTTGTTATCTTAGCATAGTCAAAGATCTTATTGACAATCAAGCAACGATGAATTACTCTTGAAATCAGTTCAATTTCGTTTTGAAACCACAATATACTAGCACTAGTAGAATTGTCAATTGCGTCACATTCAGCTCTTGTTAAAGGAGTTCCATCTAGTCTAATGTAACGTTTTTCAGAGTCATGCATGAAAGAGTTACCATACTCGTTAGTCAGCATTTGTTGATAAAGATGGTTAAAGAATGCGCTGTAGTCATTACCATAAGAAGTTGCAAACTGTTGGTAAGTATCTATTATGAAAAGATAAAGTGCTACAGCTTTATTATGATGTAGATTAGTGTTGCTAACAGCATTAATTCGACTATCTATTAAAACACGTTCAGATATTAGCATACTGCTAAGAATGTTTAACGCTTTGATAGGAGCAAAGGCTTCACAAACTTTATCAAACAGCCAGTCATTTCCATCAAACAGTGTCTCAACGTTTTCAGTTGTTACAAGTTTGATTCCTGAGTAGTCTACGATGATTGTTTCATTTGAAGCAAACAAAGTTTTATGAAGAGAAATAGGTGTATAATCTTGTTTGATAGCTTTGAACGTAGTGAAATTCAAGATGACATCAAAAGGACTTGCAAAGTCTTTTGTTAGTTCATGATGAGTTTCACTAACAATAGGATCATCGCCTAGATGAAAATCCCATCCTGAGATATTGTTCAAAAACTGAGGTTTAAATGTAATTTCACAGTCAGGTCTGAGTTCGTTTAATTTGAGAATTTCGCTTTCAAAGATGTTATATTCAAACAAGCTACCTAGATAGTCATCATCATAATTTTTGTGAGCCATGTGAAAGCATGTAGTATGATTCGTTAAGAGCAAAAACGTAATTCGAATCTTTTTGAAGTCTAGCATTAAGCAGGATCTCAGAAATTCAAAAATGGATTTGAAATCAAAGAACCAATCGTCACTTTTGCTTAATTGCTGACCTGCTGTAATTGAATTACTTGAGAAAGCAATACCAACATATAGTTCATCTTTCACGATAGTTACTAGCGAACTTGATCTTTTTCTTTTAGGTGTAATATGCAGAACAGTCATAATGTTTACTCCATTGTTTAAAATAAGACAGTTAATACCTAAAATAAATATATATTTATTCTTTGTACGAGTTAAATGAGTACTAACCTTAAAGGAGAAAGACAATGAATGACTTTAACAGCTTTGCTGCACTAGATCAGTTTGTACATCTTACAGAACAGTTTACTGAAAAAACAACACTGTCTGAAATAGAAAACGCTATAGAAGTATTCAATTCTATATGGGTAAATGCGTTTCAAAATGGACTGTGGGATGATCAGTCGTTTGGAATCACAGGGAAAAATCTATCAATTCGATTACTTGATCGTTCGTCATCTTTATCGTTTGAAAACCTTTCGTTTGAAGTAATGTCTGATACAGAGACTAACGATTTCATTGAATGGGACTTAAACGAATTCTGGGGTATTTTACCTTACTCTCTTGACATGCATAAGCTCAGAAAGATCGAAGCTGGCTTTGTTAAGTGTTATGAGCTTTACATTAAAACTGACTATACGCAAGAAGATCAGAAAGTATCTAACCGCTTAGGAAATTAAGAAAGACTTCCCCTTAGCCTTTGTAGGGCTAAGGGGAAACTTTACACACGATTAACCTGCAGCAAGCTGGAAGCTGCGTTTAGCGTCAGACAAAGCACGACTGCCATATTTCTGCATAATTGTTGAACGAATTTCACGCAAACGTGTAGCCATGTCAACATAGCGTTGAAAAAGAGGATCCGAATTAGCTTTTGCCATCATAATTGCACGCTTAGCAGCTTGACGGCGAATGATCACTTCTTTCTTAACACGAAACTTACCATTCTCTTGAAGAATAGCCGCTTCTTTAGCTACTTCTTTGTCCATGTCGTCCATGTGTTCCAGAATAGATTTCATTCCGGGATTGTTGTCTTGAGAAAACATATGCTTCATTCCTGTAAAATAGTTAAACACGAGGTAAATTAAAAACTTCAATACATTGTTTAAATGCTCAAGCAAACAAACATAACTTACATAACCGTAACCTTACTTAACCCTATATGAGAAATACATATCCATGAATCAATCATTCAACCCCGCTGAGTTTGTTTTTCATCAAAACTATTTGTCAGAGCTGCGAAACTTAATGACTAGTCTTGGTGTACAAACTGAAAATCTGTCTGATGACTTCTTAATAGCAAATTTCATCCCTGTAGATCGAAAGGA